ACGCTTTTCAGCAACATTGATATTGGCCTGAGCGCCGTTAATCTGCTCTTCCAAAAATACAGCTTTGTTGTTTGCACCAGCAAAGATACCAACAATCAGAAGGATAACGGCAAGAACAATGCCCACGATAATCCATGTAGTTTTATTTTTCATACTGCACCTCGTTCAAATAATTTTTTTAACTGATTCATCAGCTCTTCATCTTCTGTATAAAATGAGTCTCCGTATTTACTTGAAACATAAGCCATTATTTGACCAAATCTCAAATCTGGACATTTGACCTCTCATAAATCTGCAAGCTCATTGCAGAATTTTCGGATTCGCTTTGGATCTCTCATTTAATACAGCTCCTTTTCCACCTTATCACACAGGACTACTTGCGGACGAATCGGGCAACCACCCATGCAAGAATGCTGACACTGACAATTCGGGCAAGAATTTCTGAAATGGCTTCTGAAACTTTCAAACTGTGGACTATTCCAAGCATCTTCGATACTGGCATTGCTAATATCAAAAGCCCAGCGCAGCTCTTGATTATCGAAGCTACAAGGTAGAGCTTTCATATCACTTGTGATATACATGCTCCACCTACTACCCTCGCAAGTATCAATGCTATCGTGGTCGATATTGTGAGTCAGATTCAAAACGGCTGGAATAGAGCAGGAATCAAATCCAATTTTGAAACTGAATTTCTGCGTATCTACGGTATCAAAGAACTGCTTTACGAGCGGGTTATTCACTTGCAGAACATTCGCTTCACTTCCAAGTCCAACGGGTTTGTGAAGAAGAAAAATCACTGCGTTAATGCCAGCAGGAAAGCCATTGTTTTTCAGCCGCATAATCGCTTCTTCAATAGAATTGTTTCCAAGAACATAATGAATGTTCGTTTTTACGCCAGCATCCAAAAGCATCTGAATCGCACGGTATGTATGCTTCTGACGATACCAGGAGATTGCTACTGCACCACAATATCTTTTACACAGATCTACAATCTCATCTGTAAAACCAAGTCCCGAAGAAGTGAAATTCGGCACAATATTGTTCTCCCTACAATACTGCAAAATCTCAGCAAAATTTTCGTGCTGGTCAACATCGCCACGACCACCAAGCGCAAGCTGAAATGTTTTCCCATTACATTCGTCAACAATGCGTTTGAAATTTTCAAGCGTCATATTTGGCTCTTTGGTTTTTAAGCCGTTCTGATAACACTGAACGCCAGACTTAAAGCAAAGACCACTTGCACCGTGGACACAATGTCCCATCACACCGACATCAATCAGTTCTGGGAATGCCGTCATAAACGGATCTACGCCGATGTCATGTCCATTTTCATCAATCACACCGCTACGAGCATAAAAACCAGTCGTAGGATTAAACATTGCTACAAAACGATTTTTTCTATCAACCTTCTTAATCACCTATTACACCCTCCTTAATATTGACTTCCAAAGATGTTTTTTCGCATCTCGATATTGGCGCTGTCAGCCATTTCTTTTGTCCAGTATTCACCGGCACGAACACGGGCTTTGACGGTCAAACGCTTAATACCCATCTCTGTCATTACGGTCTTAAATCGTTTTGCAAGATTCATAGCAGCCATTTCAGAACCTCTTGCATTTCTTTTGTAGCTATGCTCTGGGACAGAAATGTAAATCACAAGTGATTCTGCTGTTTCGTTCGTATTCTCGATTTTTAGACCATATTCAGCCCATGTTATCATCACAGCCTCACCAAGACCATTCATACAAACACACCCCTTTCGTTATAACTACCCATCGTAATAACAATTTGCTTACCAATCTTTACGCTGCAATATCCGGTAGATAAAATACTTCATCCGCAGACATTCCAGTGAATTCAGTTATCTTCCTAATGGAGCGCTTTGTAGGGGGTTCACCCTTAATCAGAAGACTTCTAACAAGAGATGAACACATGTCCATATCATTAGCAAGCTTTGTTAAAGTGGAATACCCATTATCAAGCGCCCATTTTTTGAAATTTGGATAGCAGATATTTTTCACACCACAAGTACGCTTTTTCTTGTGAATGTTATTTACAATCTGACGAACTCGCTCTCGGCTTATTCCATATTGATCTCCGATTTGCTGCAAAGTAAATCCACAGTCTCTCATGTGCTGCATTTCAGCCATTCTTCGCTGTGATTCAGGTGTTTTGAGACGCATGACAAATTACACTCCAATCATTAGTTGCGCTTGCTTGCAACGAAAAACTCTGTGTTTTTCAGTGAATTATTTTAAGAAATGAACTATGTGTGGGATTGATTTACTACTTCCTATTATCATTCTCCCAGGCATCTATAATTTCTTGCTTTGTGAATGCCCAACCTTTACCGTATGTCTGTGCAGAATATCTGTTAAAGTCCGGCCCAGGCCAACCCCAAACATAAACAAACGTCGTCCCACCATCCGACCAACGCAAAGATTCTGTGCTAATTTCGGTGATTTGCTTTTCAAGCGGATCGCTCTCAATTCTATATGGGGAATAGAGCAGCGAATAGATCTTTTCATGCGACATCACAAGATCACGTAGGTTTACCACCATTTTGTGTTACCTCCTTATATGTAATACCGTTTTCCTTTTACCTTAATAAATCTACCGTGCTTATTAAAATAGCATGTTTTATTTACAACCATTGATGCGTAATGGCTGTTCGTATATTCCAAAAGAACAGACAGCCCATGATCCTCGATGACCTTACCGCACGACAGTAGCAGCGGCGTGTTGAGAACATACTCTTTTACACATTCTTCGCAATACATCATAGATTCCAGATTAGTGCAAACAATATCGTAGATACCTAAAGATCGACCACATTTTTCGCAAAATAGTTCTGCACACCTATAAGGCATACGAGTTTCACTTTGTCTCCATCTTCTGCCACTTCTATTTAACTTTTCCTCTTCTGACTTCCACATATGAATCAGTCATCGCAGCTCTCTACATACAACTCATAGATAGCAATTCCGTTTCGCTCAGAAATGTGCGTTTTACCATCTTCAAACTCTTGTAGGTACATCTTATTTAACTCCGGATCATTAAACTGGTAGATGTTTTCGTTCCTAATTCCAAGCGGCGTTCCGAAAATCCAATCGTCGCAACCACAGTGGAACATGCCGCCAACCATAGCGTTGTGACGAATGCCATCCCACGGCAATTTTGAACACACAGAGTAATAGGTGTCTTTGCCTTTCTTACAAGTCATCACAAAGAAATTCTTAGATACAGCTTTTACAAGCATTGGACTCATCCAGTCATTTACTCTGACCAAATCTCCGATCTTTATCGTATCCAAAATTTCTCTCGTAATATTTTCGTAGTGCTTGTACATCCCACACCTCACTTATCTGAAATTAAGGCATTCCCGCAAGTAATGCGGTCACTGTCTTCTTCTTCGCTTGGCACGAACACAATAACATCCCATCCAGCAGCGACAAGCGGATCTTCAAACTTACGGTAAACATCGTAGTCGGTATATTCCGTGGTCACATCAAATCCATTCTTGATGGCTGCGTTTGTCTGGTGAATCGGCGTAATTTTAACGATAAACTTTTCCTTGTCGAACAACTTTCCAAGCTCTGCCGCATCCAAAATCGTGTCAGCCGTTACCGCAAAATTCAGCGTGTATTTTCTGCCAACAGGCATAGGAAGCTCAGATGCGAGACTTGAAATTTCTGATAGGGACAAGCTCTTTCCGTTGAACTGTTCATTACGCTGTGCCTGATCCGTCGAATTGATACTGAATTGCAGGCCGGCCTCTCCACCATACACATTGTTCTTGATGCGACACCACTCCATGATGAATTGTTTCAGATTGACATTTGCTTTCGGAAGCATAGTTGAAACAACAGGATGAATTGTATCTGCTGTAATGAACCGATGTACCAACGACTTCAAATCAAATTCAGCAAACGGAAGAACGGCGTCGTTGAATGTAGGCTCGCCCATACGAGCAAAATGAACATTAAAGCGATTAGTATGTGTCACTTGCTCATTTGCAAGAATTGTCTCGATTTCATAGGTCAGTTCTTCACGCGATACATTTCCGTGGAATCCATATTTCGGGCAATCGCAAAACTGGCAATTCATCGGGCAGCCTTTCTGAGTGCTGATAGTAGCAACCCATTTATCCGCCAGATCAACCTTGTGATGCTGAACGCCATTGATTTCCTTGTTCAAGCCAAGAAAACTTGCTTTGATATTGTTTTCCTTGCCATAATCGCCAACCGTCAAAAATTCAAGCTGCTTATTCTTATCAACATAGATTTTGCCGGTATGCGTTTCTACAATCCTCATTCTGCCTCGCCTTTCTGTTTTTGAAGTTTATCCGCCAGAGCATAGAATTTGTTTGGTAATGGGATAATTGTTAGAAGCGTATTCCCTCGAAAGAGATATACATATCTGTGATAAATGCGGACATTATTTGCATTGCCATTTGACAGATACAGCTTATCAAGATATCGACATAAACCACCTTTTGCCTCAGAATGAGTAACCCCATACTCAAGCGCCCTTTGCGCATTCTTATCGGCAATTTTCTTGCTCAATCCAATTCGCTCTTTCGTTCTCTTTACACTGTGATTCGTCATAACAACATCTGGCATTAGAACGCTCCTTCCATATACTGCTGCAGTCCGGACACAGCATTACTCATGCCAGCGATACGACCTTGTAGGGATTCAATCGTTTTCTGGATTTCATCTTTGTCTTTTGCGATATAGTATCCACGCCCACTGGAACAAATCGGATCACCATTTGTACGAGCAGCGTTTACAAGACGTCTCACTTCAACGCTCGACACACAAAATGCAGCAGCAATAGCAGAACCGCAAATAGGATGGCTACGACCATCGGAATGCGTCATAATATACTTTGTAACCAAGTCCATAAACGAACCTCCGGATATAATGATAGGGCGGCGGGTGTCCGCCGCCCTACTTTAACTACCCACTTATTTCGTGGTTTGCTTACTTTGGGTTGGAGTTTTACTGATTTTCCAGAGCGTCACCGATAGGCTTATAACGATCAGAGTTCAGCGTTTCAAGCAGACACTCATACGGATCGGTTTGGCCGCTCATCACCATCTTTGCGATGTTCGGGCTAAAACCGCTTACAAGTGCAACACCCGCTTCGTTCTCCTTAATCGGGATGGTGTTCGTGCGGCTATTCACATTCCAGAACACAAGTCTCGGCAGCTTATAACCAGCCTCCATATACCGCTTTGCAATCTCATCAAATAGACGAGCATCAACACGACCACGAGTATATCGACCTCCGCCATTCGATGTTGCACAGCCGTCAAACTCCATATCGGAAATGATAAGGATGTTTGCGGGAAGATCACTCTGTTCCATGTTGTTTTTCTTTGCTGTAGTCAGAATGAGATCAAACACCGCCTCGATGTTCGTATTGGCTACCTCGCTGTGTTTAAGTGCAATCTGAATCTTCTCGCGGAGATTCTTACCCTTATTCAAATCAACGAGCTGAGGACGCTCAGAAAATGTAATGTAATTATCCTTGAACTGACCAGAGGAACGCTCTGCAAAATAAATTGCAAGTGCGTTTGCAACAGCCAGCGCAGTGACATTGCCGCCACCTACATTCACAGTCATACTGCCGCTACCGTCTGCAACAACAATGGTATTGCCGCATCCGTTTACGGTATCAGGAAGTGCGCTCCAAAGGGCTTCAAGTGTTTTATCAATAGGCTTCAGACCACGCCAGCCATCGCTATACTTTGCAACAATGTCATGCGGGAAAAGCGTAGACGCATTGATTTTCGTTTCGCCCTTTTCCAAACGGGACAGGAAATCGCGGCGACGATCTTCGTCGTTACGAAGAAACGCGGAATTATAAATCAGATTTGCACGAGACGGAACAGCTTCATATGCAATCTCATCCCAGCGCTTTTCGGACATTTTCTTTTCCACGATATCCAGCTTGGAACGCAGCTTGGACAACACCTTACGATAGTCGCGCTCGGAAATGCCCATAAACTTATAGATCTGCTTAGCATAACGCTTAGCATCAGCAGAATGAGCATTTGCAGACGGAAGCCACTTTGCGAGAAGAGAAATGCTATTGCCATCGCTCAAACTCTGGATATCCTCACGGAGCTGCTGTGCAATAATGTTCAGCACATTAGACGCAAGCTTTGTATCGAGCAAGCACCACAGGTCATCATAGCGTCCATACTCAGGCACAAGGGAAAGCAGCGGAATGATGTATTCCGGATTTTCCTCAGCCATACGCTGAAACACGATGCGGAATAAACGACGCTCACCAAGACCGCCGCGAACATCACGCGCAAAAAACAGCCATTTCATCGCCGTGACCTTATCCTCAAAAAACGCTCTGACAAAACGATTTGCAATATCGTTCGGGGACGCTTTACGAAGAGATGCGACGGCAAAGTTGAGATCCAACAGCTCCTTGCCAGTAGTACGATAGCCAACAGCACCGTTTTCGGTAACAGAAACATTGAACTCATCGTTCAAAGTGCTTTTCATAGCAGACATAAAACCATTCATACTTTCTTCCTCCTTGAATTGTTTAACTAATTTCTTTCTACTGGAAATAGCCTTCAAGACACTTTCTTACATTCGATGCTGCTTGTGTCTTAAAGGAGGGGCGAGACGCAAAAGAGATCCGCTTATTAGGCTAAATGCTTTACTTGCAAATTGCTGTATGCGTCTCATACCGTTACTACCAACTTTATAAGGGGCTGTTTGAACGGAAAAGTCAACTCTACACCCGTGGAACGGCAGGTAGGAATCGAACCTACGATTGGCAGCTTGGATTATGAAATAGCTGTTAGCGAAAATCCACATTTCGCATTTGTATGGCTGCTGTGTTACCGCTTCACCACTGCCGTATATAGATGCCCGTCTCTCCGAGCTGTCACCATTTCTACCCTTTTGTCGTGTCGGTTTAGAATGGTTTAAGCAGTCATTCACGTTGAGCCAGGGGCAGGAATTGAACCTGCAACCACGGGTTTAACAGACCAAAAGAAAATTGCTGTAAGCGGCTTAACAAGTCGCGTTATTACGCGCTCTACCAGTTGAGCTACCCTGGCATTTGGGGCGGTGAAGCTGACTCGAACAGCTCTGTATTGTAAAACTACTTCTGCCAGACGTTCCATGCACCGCAGCGCTACGATACAAGTTCTTCAACAGCCCTGATTTTACTCACTCACACCACATTTATTTCAGTGAGACACCGCATAAGCTCGTGCGGTCAGAATCGAACTGACATATACCAATCGTATCCACGGTGTACTTTCGCAGATGTTACGCACGAATATAGACGCAGAGGGGAGGACTCGAACCTCCGACACTCGGATTCCTTTAACATTGCTGTTAGTGCTAATGCTTAGCACATTTTTTTGTCTGATGCTCTACCGACTGAGCTACCTCTGCATTTTCTATTACATCTTCCCGAAAAAATTGTAGATTGCTCACCATTTCGAGAAGATTATTTAACGGCTTTTGAGAGCTGCGGGAATCGAACCCGTAAGCAGAAAAATTCCAGTTTTCTTAAAGAACATTGCTGTAAGTGTTCGCCGTTCAATACACCTTAAAGCTGCCATCCAGACGCTCTCATTTGTGCCGTACTTGCACGGCAGTAGTGGTCTATCCCACCGTCACACAAAGAAGGAGATGAAAGCCGATCATCACAACGGCTGGTGCTGATGATGGGAGTCGAACCCATAATCCACAATCGGCGGGGGATTTTAAGTCCCCCATGTATACCAATTCCATCACATCAGCATATATCAAGCAAGGTATAGGCCACGCTCCCATACAACAGAAACCAATCTGTTTTGTATTCGCATTCCTGCCATGCAGTTACCGTGAAGAAAGCGGACAAAATAATCAATGATTGCCGGCTTCGATTGCGAACAGACTTTCTCTTTGTCTACTTGCTTTTGTTGGCGGAGTAGACAGGACTTGAACCTGCACATCGTTTCCGATTACTGGCAGTTTAGCAAACTGCTTCCTTACCAATTAGGATTACTACTCCATATCGCACCACAAGACGCTTATCTGTCAAATTTCAAGTTTGATTTTATGAGATTGCTGTTTGCGTCTTTTCAACCTACTTAATCCTGCTGTTCCGCAGGGGCAAGAGTTACACCCTTTGCCTTATACCAGATCTTCGTCCCATCTTCATAGAAGATAAGATACGGGAACTCGCTGTTTCCAGCATCAACTCTCTGAACCACACCATGACCATATTTCTTATCGAAAACACGATCACCAACATTGAACTTCAGCTTCACGATGTTATTCCTCCAAGTTTTATTTCACACGACACATGTACGATATAACCCAAATATATGTAAGAAAATTGCTGTTTGCGTCGTTACAAGTAGCTATTAGGCTACTGGCTGACTTTCTGTTTCCGGAACTTCCAGAAGTTTTGCAAAATTTGCAATGAGTGCAGTATTGTGTGTGCGATTCTTGCTGAGCGCCTGTCGCGTACACGCAAGCTCAGCAGAATACTTATCAATTTCTGCAACCGTGTCATCAATTTCTTGGTTGACCAGCTCCAAACCAGAAATTGTTCTCGTCACAATATCAACCGCTACTTCTGCCTGTGCAGTCAATTCTTGTAGCTTCACTTTCTTATCCGCAAGGATATCACGAACCTTATTTTTCATTCACATCCTCCGATCAGTCAACACCGTCAATGCTGACGATTGCTCCAGAACCAGATACAGTAGGAAGCTCACCATTCCAACGCTCATACTTGATCTTCTCGATCAGATTCGGGGTGAGGGATGCGGCAATCTCACGGTTTGCCTGAGCTTCTGCCTCTGCCTCAATGCGCGTTACCTCAGCCTTTGCATTTGCATCAATGATCTGTTTCTCAGCATTGATTTCGGCAACCTGACGATCCTTTTCGGCCTGCACCTTTGCAGTCTGAGCTTCAATGTTTGCAAGCTCAAGCTCCTGCTGTGCAGTAACCTTTTTCTGGATAGCTGCCGCTGTTTCGTCATCCACACTGATATCGGTGAAATTAACCGTGTCAATGATGATGCCATACTTATCGAACTTATCACGCAAATAGGTGTCCAACTCGGCATTGATCTCTGTGCGCTTGTCACCGAAGATATCTGTGACGGGGTAATTGGCGGAGACTTCCTGCGTCCAAGCAATAATCTTAGGCTTGATAAATGTATCCTTGATCTGTTCACCAGACTTGCCCTTAAAAGTCGTAAATGTTTCAGCAACACGCGCTTCGTCAAATCTGTAAGAGAACTCAAGATTTACGCGAACAGTCTTACCATCGGACGTCGGAATAGAAAAGCTCTCATCGTTCGGAGAGTCGCCCTTTTCCTCGCTTGTAAGGTAGGACTGCTCCAAACCGATAGAATAGGTAGTCACTTTCTTTGTAGGCGCTACAAGATGCCAGCCCTGACTCAGAACCTCACCATCAACACCGCCGTTCATGTTGTACACAACGCCAACATAACCAGTAGGGACGCGCGATGTGCAGCTAAAGCCGAGAATCACGCCACCAAAAATGATGATCGCCAAAACGATAGCACCAACGAAGCCATTCTTTCTCATAGGTTATTTTTCTTCCTTATCTTCAATTTTTTCATCTTTTTCATCCTTTGACATCGCATCGGAAGCATCTTTCAAAAGTCTGTTGGATAGCTTACCGATAGGAATAAACCCAAAGGATAGTAGCAGCCACAAAAGAGCTGCGCCCACAAACACGAGAAGAACAAATATGGGCATTACTCGTTCTCCTTATCATCCTTAGCCTGCGGCTTATGATCCTTCTGATAATCACAGTCCGTAGGCTTGAGAACCGCGACATAATCATCGCCATTGGTATAGGACGAAAGCGGACGAACCTTTCCAGGCTCTTGGTTGCGTCTGCAACCGCACTTGTAAAAGTTGAGGAACTTACAGCCATTACAGGTCAAAGCCTTATCAACCCAGAAGTAACCGCTGTCGTTTCGCTTGTTAGCCATTTCATACACTCCTTAAATTAAGTTAGGATACGGCGAGGCGATTTCGGGGCTGCAAAAATGGAAACAACACTTGTGTTACCCCCCCCGCATCTGAGGTATCCAGCAGAGATCTTCCGCACATAGGACAGTAACGAATACGCATTTGCCGTCCAGCGGTATCATGGAAGATATTCGTTCCAACCTCAATATGTGCGTTCTGATAGCTTCCGTGAGGACTTCCGTGGCTATCGTAAGCCCAGAAAGCACGAGCTTTCTTGCAATACTGACACCCAACCAATCGCATCACCCCTCTCTCATTCATAAGATTAGCTTTGTATCCGCTCAGGAGTTGAACCTGCTCTCAACTGCGTTTCACCGGAAACTATTCGGACATATCTTGTTTAGCTAATTCCTATGTAAAACCTAAAAGGCTTTTCGCCTTTTAAGCTTCCTCGTTGGAGGTGCTATCAGAAAAGAAATGCTGCTTGAAACCTTGATATTCGTGCAAACGCTTGTGCGCTACAGAAACAGATGGATAATTTTCATTAAACAGCTCTTCAAGAAGCGGGATGTTACCAGCCTCAATTCCACCGTTTTCCTGTTCATACTCATGCGCACGGCTGAATATGCCAGACCAATACACCTTATCGTAATTAAAGATGTTTGCCTCTTCATTGCCAGCCAGACCGAAATTGCGAATGAAGATTCTCATTACTTTAGGCACATCTACATGTGTCGAGCGGGCAGTGCGGAACAGCCATTCGGACGTTGTATACTTCAAACGAATGACACCCTTTGCCTGAGATTCGTAATCAACCGCGTCACGATAATCGCAAAGATACGCCATAATCGTGCTATTCGGAACGATTGTTCGATCTCTGAATTTTACACAATCGTCTTTAATATCATCTTTCTTGACTTGAAGTGCATCTTCGAGGCGTAAACCAAGCCACGCAAAGTAAATGGCGGAGATTTGAAGAGCAAAAACGCTATCATCAACTTTCTCAGCAGCCCACAAGGTAGATTCAATCGCAGATTGTAACGACTCAAAATCCTTGAAATACTTGCTGTCGTAAACATGATTTGCGTTAATTACATTGTATCGAACGGCATAAAGGTTATCGACATACTCTTTTTCAAGAGCGCCCTTTTCTCGCAGCCACTTCAAATACCTCCCGATTCGGCTTTTTGTAGGAAGCAGGACATTGGGGCTTGTGATATTCAGCTTTGAGATCAGTTCAATATATTCTGCTTTTGAATACCCATCTTCCAGATTCTTTCCGATTTCACCCTCTGCCTTTGCGACACGCCCCCAAAATGCAATTACCGCATTTGCGGATTGTTCAGATACCTTTGCAGTATCAGAGGCAATATACTGGCTACGGTAACTACTGTTATCCACGCGCCACCCTCCTATTCAAATTATAAGTTGTTTAACTTGTTCCTTACAAGTGATAGTATAGCGCAGCGGAAGCCGTTTGTCAATAGGAAATTGCTAAATAAGTTTTATTTTTTTGCTTCGCGCCACGCCATATATTTCTCGTGATAATATGTAGAATAGTCATCGTCTAATCCACAACAACCACATTGAAAAAACCTGTCCAATACAGCAGCAATCTCATCATTGCTGGCCTGAACAAAAACACGATCACGAAATGTCGTTCCATCAAACGGGAATACATCAACATAAGCAATGATGCGAATTTGCGCCGGCTGAACATTAAAAGAGAACCCAGCAGAAACTTGTTTTACAATCTGCTCATATAATGCGTCATGAGGGAATGCCATTCTTCGACATACGGCGTTCATGATGTCCAAAAGAAAATCTCCCCATAATACCCCAAAGTACGGAAGAACAATCTTATCGGGCTGTGCGCTTTCCATACCAAAATCCTCTGCTCTCATCTTATACTGCTCTGAACCGTTTAATACATTCATCCTGATACACACCCTCCAATATTGATTATCATGTTGACAACCGTGAAAATATGGTCTATAATTTCAACCATAGCGATAATATCTTATCGACACTACGCAGTATAGCAGAATATCTTATCGCTGTCAATAGAAAAGCGTGAAAATATTATCTGCATTGGAGGACAACCATATGGAATCAATTTTGTATCTTAGAATAAAGGAGCTTTGCGCTGAGCGCGGGATCACTATGGCAAAATTGGAAGAAGATCTCGGAATCGGGACATCCTTAATCCGCAAATGGAAAACAAACACTTCACCATCTATTGATAAAGTTAAGATCATTGCAAAATACTTTGGCGTTTCGTCTGATTACTTAATTGGACTATCAGACATTCCGTCATCTGCGGAAGAACTGCTATCGGACGATGATTTTGTATCCTTGCAGCGAGCAAAATCAAAAATGTCAGCGCAAGATCGTGAAAAAATGATGAAGATGATCCGTCTTGGCTTTGAATATGCCTTTAAGGACGAGAATTAGTCCGCTTTATTGGACACCGAATATGATATACTACATCCCACTGGAGGTATATATCCGTGATTAGATATCCTTACATATACAATCAAGTATTGCAAGTGTATAGGGGAATGGACAGCATTTCATTCCCAATTTGCACCTGCGATATCCTTGCACAGTTACCAAACTGTAGAGCGCTGACCTATCAGGAATTTGCTTCAATCAACCAGTGTACCGTTCGGGATGTAATCATTCTGTGTGAAAGCAAGTCTGGATGTACGCACTATGACATTGCGAATGACCGTTATCTCATCCTGTGGAATGAAGATTGTGCTGATAACAATGTCGATGGAAGAAGATTATGGACAAAAGCACATGAGCTTGGGCATGTCATACTAAAACACCTCCCACTCGTTGCAGAGCCAATGCTCGCGGAAAACGGCTTTAATAACCTAACCGCTCCGGAATTTGAGGCTGAAGCAGATCAATTTGCAGCCACATTACTTTGCCCTATGCCGCTATATGAAACGCTTGGCATTGAATCTTCGTCAGATATCAAGCGTGTATTCGGTCTATCCAAAGAAGCGTCAGAACACCGCTGGTCTGAATATGTGAAATGGACAAGATATCACCGAAAAACCGCCTGGGAAAACGACATGCGCCGTGTATATCTCCAGAAGAGAATTGCTAACTAACCCTACTGAAGACTCCACCGCAGCACTCACGAAGAATAGCTTCGCATGTCTGTCCGAGTTGAACAGTGCCATGACAAATCGGCTGTCCGTTAGCTGATATCACATATTTTCCATCTCTCACAGAAACCGTCCAGATATCCCTCATCCGCTGCGTTACACCATTCACTTTACACATTCTTACGAAAGTCTCTTCCATATATGTTCTCTTTCCGCCTCCCCATTTGGGGAGGCTTTTTTATTCGATTTTTCTTGACGCTTCCAGCTCTTTTGCCAATTCCTTATGCGCTTCAGCTATTGTATCTGCCGACAAAACGAACCGCCCCATAGCGTCAACAACCTCAATATGTCCTCCGCGATGGATGAAAGAGTAGCCCATATGACACCTCCGATATTGATTTGCTAATTCCTTTACTAAGATAAAAGACTTTTTGTGTCCTCCAATATATCTACCCACAAGATATTGTACTTGCTTACCGCATCATGCAATTTCTTGTTCGCCCCATCGGATATGGAACTTCCCATTCTCATCCATCTCGCGCGACATCAGAGCAGACAAGAGATTGTAGTCCACGCCGAACCGATTATAGATTTCATCCAAGTCGGTGTCTTTTCCGCGCATGAACATATTGATCTTTTCCTTAGCGAGTACCATTTGCATCTGGTTTGACTCAATACTACCAAGATAGGTAACAAAATAAATATCCTTCATCCGCTCAGAAGTAAAACGAATAAAGCGCATATAAAACTGGCTCATCCGAGAATTGTTGTAGTGCAGCTCAGGAATTATTACCTTATCCACATATTCAAAGCTTACAGAACTCGGCAAGCTTTGCTGTGTACAAAGTAGGATTCCATTCTTGCTTTCTTTTAATGTCTTGCGCAACGCTCTACGCTTTGCAAGCGTGGTTGTAGATCCAGTAACAACAAACAAAGGTCTGTCTGGCATAATCTCTCGAATTGCCTTTGCATAGGCATCAACAACAACCTTGTGCCGTACACCGATAGCCACGATTTCTCCGCTCATGCTCTGCAGCATCTCAATCACCTTTGCAATTTTCGTCGGCAAACCGCCGTCGTACTCACGAATTGTATTAGGGGCTGCACTGATTCTAAGCAATAGCGTAATTTGCTGAATAAGCCGCATCATGGAATCCTTACGAGAATTTCCGGTCGAAGCGAAATAATTGCCACGCATAACATGAAATTCTTCAATCGCTTTGGTGTAAACTGCACGTTCGCTTTCCGTAAAACGAACAGGAACTTGATGAATACGCTTGATATCTCTGCCAGAGATTTCTTCCAGCGTCCGTGTAATCACAAATCTGGAAAGAATGTTATCCAATTCGTCCGCATTATAAATATCTTGCGTTCTCTGTCCAACACCAAAGACCGTAATCTTCTCCGGAAGGTGAGAATCCGCAAAAAGGTTATACCCCTTGTGATATGCGGGGATAGGCTGTCCATAATACGGATTCCCGTACACATGAAGCCCTTCTTCAACACCGTCTTTCTTACTGGCTCGGTCATAATGATAAATCGTATCGCACCAAGAAATCATGTTGAACGAATTGTTGTAGGCCAATTCCAACTGCGGCGCAAACTCACTGATATTATTCCGCGTACTTGTACCAGTCATCTCCAGCTTGAAACGGCAGCGACGAAAACAATCCAGCACAGACTTCGTGCGCAAACTGGATGGATTCGTCATCTCGTCGCTCTCATCAAAGCAGAGTGCAATATTTTGATTATGAATCCTTACCCAGCGCTTTACTTGTTTGCGATATTTGCCAAGCTTGTTCAGTGTGATGAGGACAAAATCTCCACGCTGCACCTTATCAAGATCAGCAAGCTTGTTCACCATGATATATCTGATTCCAAAATTAGGGAGCATGACATCCCATGTGTTCTTGATTGAGATTGCGGAAGAGACAACAAATGTGCAAAACGCATTTTGTCGCTCCGTTCGGTACTGACCAATGGCAATGCCGGCAAGTGTCTTGCCGCAACCCTGTTCCCACTGCAAAAGAGCATACCGCTTTTGCAGTACAAGATTGATGTCGTGCTTTTGCAAATCGTTCAGCATAATATCTTCCTCATTTTCTTCATCATGCAGAACAAAACCATCCAACCACGACTTAATGTCGGCATCCTCAATCATTTCAGAAAACTTTTGCTGTTCAACACTGTATTCATGCTGCTTGCGGCGCATAAGCCGAGCATAACGCCCATACTGCTCAGTATCTTCTTCACTGATAGCAATATCATAAATCGGAGTAGGCTTTTTCATCTCATCCGATAATTGACGCGCCATTTTAGGGCTATATGCCTTATACACAAGATCATAGTCTCGTTTCACAAGGCAAATCTTGTCCTCATACCGAGCGGGGTGCTGATGCTTTACGACATTCCGCAAATAGGCCAGCACTTTTGCTTCTGTTAGACGAACACGACACCACTCATCATAAGACATACTTTCTGGCTGCTTCTCCGTATAGTAACGGTTAAGATATTCACAGCATTTCGTGTATTTTTCTTTTAGATTTGGATGCGTTTTAATTGTGTATAGGTATTTCTTCACCTTGTACAAAAACTCAGCGGACGAATCATGATCTCTTGCGAGTTCCAGTAAAATGTGAGAGCGATTTTTTACGAATACTGCCTGAGCATCTGCTACGATCTGTTCGCGAACCTTTCTGACCATAGCTGCGTTCATGCTATCCACTTGCAAAGTCATCTTTGTGGAATACGGCTTCTGCGTCCATCCATCCATATCACTATTACGCTGCCAAAACTGCACCTTTGTTTCGTAATCGGCAACACCCATTGATGCGAAAGTATCTGCACGAAGCATAAACTGACCAAGAAAACTGAAATGCTTTTCCATCTCCTTAATCAATCCGCTGTCACTAAAGTCATCCGCCAGAAATGACTTCGGGACAACGAGCGCCATAATGCCCATAGGTTTCAGCAAAGCCGCAGCTTTCTGGCAATAGTAAAGCTGAGAAAGAATCTGTGCGCCATCCACCCACCAACGAAGATTGAAAGGTGGATTTCCAACAACATAGTCCAGCTTGATACCAGGCTCATAACTGCGAATATCTCCACAGGTCAAATTTGCTTTTGGATATAGATAATGCGCAACCTTATAAGCTTTCGCATCCAATTCGCAACCATAAGCGTTTGCTTCCATTGGTGCATAATTGAAAAAATTGCCCATTCCACATGTCAGATCTGCAAAAACATCCTGATTGCCCAACGATAGACAATCCATGATAAATTTGCACACGCTATCCGGTGTGAAAAATTGCCCATTTTCAATTTCTTTCTTTGCGCTGGAGTATTCGGAATAACTGCTGTAATCAGAATAGCGCAGACCATGCAATCCGCCATCACCAGTGTAAGCGTTATAGATATCCTCGCAGGTGATACCAGAAGACTCAGCCAAATCGTTATCTACAAGATAAAGAATCTTATCATTTAATTCGCGGCGACTATCTTGTGGAATCGACTGACCTAAATATTTGTATTTCATGCTACACCTCCAATACACTATAACTACCCACTGATATATTGATTTGCTTACTTCTTTTTAAGGCGAATCACAAACACATCAAAAAATGTATTGCAGCTCTCAATCTCGCGATCTGCCAAAGATACAACAGAACGAAGAACCTCTCCGATAAAACCGCAGGCGACCTCTTTTTCGCCATCATAAACGGACAATCCATTACAGAAACACAAAATGTTGTTATACTTCAAATCTCGCAGACGGCTACCCTCTGCAACACGAAGAAAACAATCATCCGTACAGCAAAGAGCCTTGTTTTTCTCACAGCTTGTAATACACTTTCCCATATATACCTCCTAATCGTCCTGACATAGCGCCATAAACGCCGGTTTGGATTTTTCCTTGATTTCCCTCCATACATCGTCCATCGCAAGTTCATGTGTGAAAACCGGTCGCTGTAAAAGCTGCTCCACATAAGTCTGAAACTCCGAAAAGTCACACATCAATACGCCAGTATAAGCCGATACGATAAGCCGTTCTTGTTTCGTCATAATATACCTCCATTAAAGTTCGTTTCCAAGAAATGTTTCTGCAAACTCACGGGCGAATGCCTCACTGGTAAAGCGAATATCCACGCGACCGTTTTTGAAACATTTGACACTCTTCAGCTTCTCCAAGCCAAGCTGCATTTCCGTGTTATAGGTTGTCCAATTATATCCAAGCAAGGTATTAAGAGTCCAAGGAATGCTGCTGGTATCGCCACACTCAAAATATGCCAGAGCGCGAATAATATTTTTCATTCCATCGGTAAGCTGAATCTCATGTTCACCGTGGTAATACTCTTCGTGCCAGCTATCAAAGCTGCAAGCATAGTGAGAAAAGGAAATGACCGCCTTTTTCTGCTCATAACACTTATTCCCGTAATACCTGTTCCAAGCGGCATCATGAGCTTTCTGCTTCAACTCGTTCAGCGCCTTTTCCTGGAACGAGAAGCCGCCAAGCTGAATGAAAATCTGATCGAGAATATCTTCGTACTTCAACTCCGTGTTTTCTACCGCACCATAATATTCTTTGTATTCAGCGCTGTTATACGACGAATAGCGATCTGGCTCTTTCGGAAGAAGCACTTCTTCAATTTTGTCCGTTTCCAACGAAACCTTATATGTTCTCTCGAAGTAGGAAACAAGGGCGCTAATAAGAACACGGTGCGAATTACGCAAGCTGTTCGTGATATCATGAGCGTGTACGCTATCCCCAAGGAAAAACGACCTGTCATACATCTCATCTTTAGGAACAACACGAGAGATAATCGACTGCTGCTCATTCAAAGATTCTTCGACATATTGCCGCAAAGACTTCAATGCTGCACGACCTTTGACATAAGCCTCGTGATAAGCCATGCAAAATTCACGATCATGCTCCGAAATACGAGCGTCTGCTTTTACCTCAATGCTATTAAACTTATCAAGTAAACTCATATACAACCTCCATTATCTACTCTCATTTACAGCCTGACGATATGCACGGTACGGATTACAGTTTTCCGCGTACCATTTTGCATACGCCGTTTTACAACCATCATAAGTCAGCTTGACTACCAGAAAAACAAAACACAGTACAGCCAATGTTCGTACCTCCTATGTTTTCATTTGAGATCGGAGCGGGCATTGCTGCCAGTCTCAATCTCATACTGATCTGCAACCCGCTCGCCGCCTGGAAAACGATAGACTGGAAATTCGCCGTAGTCCAAGCTAACCAGAACGCCGATATACCCATCGTATGTTTTAACATACTGCGGGAACTTCTGCGGAATCAGCTCATAATCAGATGCCTGTTCTGCTGTCAGAGGATTTTCATAATCAATATACCCATACGCCAGCCGACCGACCGCAGGACAAAACATCCGTCCATCATATGTGTCAAAATTTTCAACAGTAACCACCTTGTTATCAGATGGCTTCGGAAAAGCACCAGGGGTAAGCGGACGCTGCGTACTAAAATATCTCATTTCAGACCTCCATCCTTTTTTGCAAATCGAACCAAATCAACCGTAGGAATCAGATACCCGATGTTTTTCGCATACTTCTTCATGAAGTACACCTTTCCGCCTCGCTGCACAATCCGTCCATCGAACCCTTTATAGGTCATCCGCTTTCCATCAAGCTTTTCTGCGATGACCTTTGCATCGGATTCCAGCTTGTCGTTATTCCACGCAACAGTAAACTGGACTGCAACATCCAGTGCGTCACAATCCATAAAGCGCTTTACCATCAGAGAAAGAACAGCACTGCAAATCTCAACCCGTTTCTTCGGCGTATGGCGCTTGTTAAATGTAAGCGTAAAATAGGTGTAGTCTCTATCGTCATCAGAATGGATGCGATGCGTCATGTAGAGGGAGTTACACCAAAAGAACAAATCCCAATCGGTACTGTCAAAGCAGAGTCTCTTTTCCAGCTCCTTATCATACTGGAAACAAACATATTCCTTTGCAATAGCGTCCATAACGCCGTGCATAAAAGCATTAGCAGCTTCAACGCTCATATCGGCAACGCTGATCTGAAAACGCAGGCTATGAAGATCCTCTTCGGCATATCCATTTTCAATCAGCCAATCAATATCGGCTGGCAGATAAGAACGATCATGTCTGATAGTCATAAAAAAACACCCTTTCGTATTTCAAGTAGTCTCTTCACTATAACTACCTTGTAAAAACCATATTTGCTCACCAAAGCACAAAAAAAGACGCTGGAAAAATCCAGCGTCTTTCGCGTTGTATTTAGTTAATCGTAGATGAAGTTTTCTCGTCCGATATACTCACCAGCCACATAATCCTCGTCGGAAACACCGGAATACCAGACTAAATCCCCGTGCTTTTCTATCTTAGAAATCAGGCGTGTCATGCAATCCTCTTCGTCAAATCCGCCGACCTCAATTTCTTCATCATCAGCATATCTGCCAATCATTTTCCACGGATATAAGACTTTCATAATACTCTCCTTACTGCCAGAGACTTTCAATCCCAAAGCTGAAACGAATAGCCTCATCTTTCAGGCCGCTCAAAAATACGGTATCTGCCAGTGCATTCATTGCGGAAAAGATTTTTAACTCGCGCCCACGAAGGGAAGAAAGACGTCGCAGCTCCATCGAAACGACCACATTCGGTCTGGACTGAGACGGCTTGTCAATGTCAACACAAACGACCTCCATGCTATGATCGTTCATCCACTGAGCTGCAAGCTTTAGCTTTTCATATCGCTGCATCTTCGACAGATCAGCAACTCTTCCATTGAAAAATTCGTTGTCAGAAAGAATACGATCAAGCTCTTCGTCATCAAAAAAATCTCTTACATCGACATCAGACTGCTTTGAACGCTCCAGCTTCTCCTGATATTCTTCCTCAGCCTTTTTCTTGGCCTGCTCAATCCGTTCACCAAAAGTCACTCGAATCACCTTGTTTCCGTTCATGTTACCTCCGCATTATATCATCATTTCCGTTTTACTTCAAGAATTGCTTAGGCATCTTCTCCCATAAAAGTCACGCCGATAAGCCTTGCAAAATCATTCCGTAGGGTGCGTACCTCGTCCATGCGCTTGCAGACCTCCACAGCATTCTGCGGGCGCACATCCGCATATTTCTCTTTCAAAAACTTGTACTCATTATGTAACGCTGTCGTTACAGTGTCTATCTCTTCTCGTGTAAGCTCTACGGTATAAGCCAGACATTTCGATTTCATCGCAACCCCTCCATTACGCAATTTCTTTTATGGCGCGAACGATACGCGCTCGTTGTGTATTTTCGACTTTCGTGTAAACTGCCTCACCGTTTCCAAATACAGCAGAACAATAAACCTCATCAAACCCATATTCTTTCGCAAGCATTTTCAAAATTCGATTGATCTTATTGATCTCGCTGTTATACCGGCGAATTGCTACGCTACGGCATACATCAAAGTAATAATGGCAATCGTCATTATCATACTCATTCGGATCATGCTTTTCCTCCACATAAAACTGAACCCCATAATACTTTCCGCCCATAGTTGAAATAGAATGAAATTCAAGCTTTGCATTTGCGTCATTTAGCCGCGTCTCCATCTCTTCCACGAACTCAAACGCCGCCACCTCATCCAGATATGCTTTTCGCTCTGTGGTTGCGCCGCAAATAGGACACACACCATCTTCTCCATATGTATTGCAAGCTGGACAATAATCCACCTCAGAAACGAAATCTCTCACATAGAGAGGGAAATTCCTCATCGTATTAAAGTTTGGCATCGACATATTACCGCCTCCTATTATATCTACCCATTCAAATAGGCTTTTGCCCACCGAAATGTAATTTTTCTGCCGACTGCCCAATAGGGCAGTTTCGTCTTACTTTCCAAAGACTCGTCAGGGCAGTTTTACCATACAGCTCTCCAGCCAGGCTGAGCGATCTGCTCATCAAGCTCACGCTCACGCTGCTCCGCTTCGACCAGCTCGCTTTCCTCTGCAAAATCAGACGAGTCAAGATCATAAACTTCGACACCGACATCGGCATCGGAATACACCGCCTGCACCATCCCGCCGTGAACTTTAATAGCAATATTGGCATCAAGCTCTTTTTCTTCAATGCGCCATGCCTCTACATCAGAACCGTCTCGAATAGAAGCATTCATATCAGAAAACTCGCAGCAAGAATCGTCGGTCTGATTTTCAGTATCGAAATTCCAGCTTTCGATAGTCTTCTCATAAATCTTTCTCATTTCGGCCTGCGCCGCTTCCAGTGTCGAGAAAAGATCGACAGACGAACCCCAAGCAGCATCCGTATCCTGTTCGTGAATCAAAAGAAAAAGCTTCATTTTATAACCTCCAAATGCAGCGGACAATCTTCGTGCCGCTGAGTTAAGTATTTCTTTTTTAACTCATCAGAATAGCCCCACTTCCGCTTTTTCAACGGAAGATAACACCAGTGACAAGCGCAATCCTTACAGCTATCCGGAATTGCATCTAAACATGTTTTGAACCAGATAACACGGTTTTCTTCCATATTACACCTCTCTACGAAAAGAGCCGCCCGAATGGGCGGCTCTCAATCACTGTTTATCGTGCGCAAACAAGCTCTGTCATACGATCAAGCATCTTGTGACCATCCATAATTCTGTTCCAGTTGTTTTCACGGTAGCTACCGGTCTGACGGCGCGGTGCAGAATGAGAAATCATATCGCTCATGGCATTCACAACACCCCAACCAGTGTTAAGGAACTTCATGATATCAGGGCGGAAGTAGCAGATCATGAACTCGTCTTTTGCCTTTTTCACGCTGTTCTTCTTGCGCTCGGTATCGTCATCATCAACAGGAAACATCTCGTCAAGCAGCTTATCAAGCTGTTCGTCGGTGATCGTCGTGTTTGCAAGGCGATCTGCGCAAACAGCAAGCTCATCCATGTAGGCATCTGCAAGCTGGAGACACATACGCGCTTCCTGCATCTTTTCGTCGATATTGCCGACGTGCTTTGTTGCCCACTGACGCTTCGCGCTATTCAGTGCAAGATTCAAAGTGTTGTTGCAAACAACACGAATCGGAGTCATGCAGACACGGATAGAACCGCTGCCGTCGTGCGTATTTGAGAAACAAAGGTACGGCTCAACCTTATCCCCAACGACCTCACGCTCAGGCATCTTTGCCAGCAGCCAAATCTTCTTGCCATTCTGCAAGCTACCAGCGGTTTCATAGCGAACATCCCCGCCGATCAGCTCATCGGTAAAGCTGAAAGCGTCTTTATTCTGTACGATCTGATAGCGGTCAGAGACAACACCAAGCACACGACCATCCGTGCTGCGGACATTCGCCTTGTAATTCTCGATCTTTGCGCCGCCGCAAACCTGAATGTTTCTCTGCTTGACCTCCCAATCAAGGCCGGCCATTTTCAGCGCGTCAGCGCTATTCAACGCCTCCTGAACCTCAACTCCCAGGCCGTGCCAAGGCTTCTCACGCACATAAAACATAGTTTCAACATTCGCTGCCATTTTTGAATCCTCCTTAAAGTAGAAAGTAGTTTGTGATGATTGTTTTGGGCTTTCTATTATATCTACCCCTAAAATTTCGGCTTTGCTTACCAGCCGTTGAAATTATTTTTTATACGGGAATGTAGCTACAATGTTGCATTTTAGCTCCAGCGTAACCGTATCTTCCGGAACGCCAAGCGCCGCACAAAGAGATGCCCACTTATTTTCACTGGTGAAGTCATCTCTCCACAGCATCAAAGATTTTCTGCTTTCGATTACCTCAGACTTCTTTTCAATCAGCTTTGCAGCAGCATGATATCCGTCACGATACAGAACATTTACAATATCTTTTTCTGTCATTTATTCACCCTCACTATCTTCGCATAGCGCAATAACATCCGAACGAGAAAAACCATTTTCCTCAGCGGCCTGCCAGTCATCATCCGTAAAGTCTAAAACCGAACCGATGCAGCTATGATAGTCCATGATTGCATATGGAAGTCCATCATCTGTCCACTGCCAATCAAGCTTTCTATCACGCTTCAAATATATTGCTTTTGCCTCTTCGATTTTATTTCTCAGTGTAAAACCACTCATTTAATCACATCCTCATCTATAAGGATTTCGGAGTATATGATCTCAGCAGCAGAGCAAAGCTCAGCGCGTTTCATCAGCTTTTTCATCATATCGGTGGGATTCTGAGCGGAAATTACATATCCACGAGAATAATTGCCCATTTTGACAACGACGGAGTATTTAGAAAGGAAATGCTCTTCCTCAAACTCTTCTCGTGATACACATTCCACCACATCTTTCCCACAAGACGGGCATTCAGTAAAAGTAAAACCCCCGATATGCTCATCGTGCAGCTTATCGGGAGAAAAGTACGAACCACAATTTTCACAAGAAATGATATGCCCATTGTTGCATTCATCCGGAACGCAATCACAACAAACAAAGTATTCGCTATCCATACCCTCGTTGACAACGACACCTTCGCAATTTTCTTCATCAAAAGAACATCCGCAGATCTTACAAGTTTTCATTGAAAACACCTCCTATTATATCTACCCTCAAAAATTGAGTTTTGCTTACTTACAAAATGAAAAATGGGGTATGGTTTTTGATTTCGCAGACACCATTCCAAAACTGCGCCGCTTTTTAGCCGATGATCTTCTTCATTTCAAACACCTCCGATCAATTCATCCAGCACCTCCGCAGAAATATGTAACGCCTGCGCAAAATCTTTCGCTTGTGCCGCATAGCGATCTTCATAATATCCGCGCTCCATATCCGTCTTTGCATCGTCCTTGCGCTTGCGCAAATCCAGCAAACACGGCTTTACAATGCGCTGGAAATAACCATCAGGAGCTACATTGACCTTTTCGATATCATTCATACACGCACCTCTTATCTCAGATATGATACGGCTCGATTCCACGCTCAACCGTTTCACCTCTGAAACAGTGTCCGCAATACTCCCAGATACCGTTAGGCCATTCACCGCCGACCTTACGGAAAGTTTCGTAAGTATCTCTCCATCTGCCAGTCTTTTCATCCATTCTGGCAGAATACGGCTCGCCCATCTGGGAGCAGTCTGCCCGCATACAAGCGGGCGGCACACAATCCATTGCAGCATCTACGATTGCCTGCTCCACATAGTCACCAACCTTTACAGCTTCATATGTGAAATTATCCTGCTTCCAGACAGGCTTACCATCAAACATGTATCACGCCTCCATCGTGCCAGCCGCCGCAGCAGCAGCGGCAGCTTCCTCGGCCTGCTTCTTACGCTCATAGCGGCGCAGACGCTTCTCAAACTCCGCATCGGAATCCATCGGATAGTTACAGCCCTTGCCGATACCCTTACCGACGATCTGCTTGCTGGGTTTGGCAGCGGCGATCTCCGACTTGAAAATCGTGCCGTGCATACCCGCAAACTTACCGAGACCAGACTTGTTGAGATTGACAGACATTTTTGAATCCTCCTTTAATTTTTAGGTTTCCCTATTACAACTACCCTCCAAATGGAGCGGTTGCTTACTGAATTTTTGATTTTTCTTTGATAAACGCATCGAGACGATCTTCTACATGGTACATGCGAACAAACTCACGCATCAGCTCTCCAGTTGCATTCAATCGCTCATTTTTCTCGCGCAAAGAGCGGATTTCTTTCTCCAGCTCTTTATTGACCGTGGTGCGGAGATAAAAGCGCAGTGTATTCGGCGGCTCGATAAACGATTCTCTTTGACAAACGCCATCTACAAAAATCTGCTCAAAGAGCTTGATATCTAAAAAGGACTCGTCCACAAGACCGCGCATATAAAATTCGAGCGCATTGTCCAGAGCATCAAACTCTTTTTTCTGATATTTCTCCCACGGCTCGCCATCGTTATAACGACCGCCGATAATATAGGCGTAGTTCTTTTTATCTGTAACAAATTCCGCAGTATATTTCGTTTTGACCTTTTTATCTCCATCAAACGAAGTCATTCAGCATCTTCCTCCAGACCTTTCAACATTTGTAGTTGCTGTTCATGTATAAAACACAGAATTTTATCCATCCATATTCATTGTGCAAAATATACAATAAATCGCACAAAATCATCGTAAAAATGTTCATTTTGCTTGAGTTTTCGCCGTTTTTGTGCTATTATTAGAGCATGAAAGGAGCGTACAACAAATGAATAACAATACAAAATGTGATCTTGCTCTTCGCATCCGCCAGTTAAAAGCAGCTTTGCAAATCTCTTTCCGCGACATCCAGTTCATCAGCGCATACCACGACAAGATTCTGCTTCCGTATACCGGCGATCTTCCACAGGTCATCCAGCAATACATCATCAATGACGCACTGGAAACTTGCTACACCGTTAAAGAGATGCAGAAAATGCAAGCGGCTCATTCAGACACCTTTTGGAACATCATTTCTGACTGTCATACATATATCGGGCTGAAAACATCGCGCAGCAAGCCGATCATCGTTTTTCAGATCAACTACATAACGAAAAGCGGCTATGAATCCGAACAGTTTTTCGTTGCAGAGGCAAGCCAAAAGCAAATCACAAATACACTAAACCGATTTTTCAATCGAAAGAAAACCGGCCTGCGATCTGATATTTGCTCTTGCTTTGAACGACAGCATGTCGATTTCAAGCGGCGCTTTGCCTCCACATTATAACTACCGATAAAAACTTGATTTTGCTTACCAAGCAACAAAAAAAAGCCTGAGATATTCTCAGGCTTTTTCCATTTCCTTCTCAAACGCTTCTCTTCTTTTTCGCTCGATCTCTTCTACCTTATGCGGAAGTCCGTTATACATTTTCGCATACTCGGCTGCATCACGACGCTTTTCAGAAAAGCTACCAGAAACGGGAACATGCTGGTATCCTCTCATATGTGCATACCAGAGACCGGACTTTCTATCTTGCGATACGATATAATTTTTCATAGCAGATGACGGGCTTTTCTGAGCGCATCCATCTTTTTCGTCAGCCCTACAATGGTAAATACGCCGGTCAACGGTTTTCCTAACTCCATGTGCCGATAGACAACGGAAAATGTAAACACCTCACTATTGTATTTTTCATTAGACATGGCATCCAATTCCGCCTGCGTGTAGCGCTTATCTTTAATCTCATAATAACGCACACCGCTATCTTTCTCAAAAAACTCTCTCATTTCTTGTACTGTAGCTTTGATTTTAATGTGGCTTTCCATTTGGTCACGCATCCTTTCTAACCGCTTCAATCAACTGATTCATATACTTGTAAATGACGGTCGATTGATTTTTTCCGCTCATATGTCCGCCGCTCATCTTTCCATCTTTGACCGTGATATCCAACAGACTGCTATTGATCCAGCCTTGCGTTTTAATCGGGATTTTTACACCATATTGACGCGCCAGATAATTGAAAATGCTGTACGAGCTACTGTCATAACGCCCTTTGAAGATTTCAACATCAAAATTGACCAGACGTCCGCCATTCTTCAAAGTTTCAATGGCCTGAGCGATCTTCTTTTGTGCTGCTTCGTTCCGCTCGTTCACATAAGCGGCTTCTTCCGCCTCACGCTTTGCCCGCTCTGCTTCACGCCTTGCTTTCTGTTTCTCTGCGAAAATCTTCCGCGCTTCAAAGCATCCAGGAACGAGAGATTCATCCAAAAGCTTTACCAACTCGATATAGATAAGACTGATATACGAATTGGTGCTGATGCAATCTCGTATCATTGCCAAAAACTCACCATCAGAGCCGACACGATAGCGCCGAACCTGTCCTTCAACAAGCTCCAAGCTATCATCCTCCGCCGCCGTGCCGACCAGTAGACCAACTCCGTGATCTTCCAGATACAAATACAAATCGCAAGCCGCATAACTGCGCGTGTCGCTCTTTTCCAACCTGCTCATATAGATATTTCCGAAAATCGGAGCAACTTCGATATTATGAACAATCGGCTTCGTGCCGTCCGCATTATAGACAATCATCCGTTTTTTCTGATATTCGCTATTGATTTCACTCAGCAGCATTTTTATCACCCTTTCTATTATAACTACCTATCGAAAATGACCTTTGCATACTGTCCTACAAGTTTTTTACGAGTACACGACCTCACCGAAAACCGCGTTTTGCAAAATCTGATCTGCCACATCCGCATCAAAGTCATCCATATTCAGACCGTGCATAGAATCGGCATAAAGTCTAAAACCGGTCAGCAGCTTATCCAGTGTCAGCTCGTGATCTTTGTCTTCTTCACGATCATAAATCGTAAGCTTTTCGCCAGCTTCCAAAATTTCCGCTACGATCTCTTCATAGCAAATCATCCGATCTTTCTTTCCACGATGCAAAATGCGATTTCGTGCCGCTTCATAATCCTTTTCGTTCCAGCAAATTTCCGTCCAATAATCAAAGCCGCCGCCCTCGCAGGCCAGCAGATTCACAATGTCATCCGTTGTAACAATAATCTTGATTTCAAAAGAATGTTCCGCCATCGTGGACACCCCCAACAAGTATTTCTATTATATCTACTCATAGAAACAAGCGTTTGCTTACCACATACGCAAAAAAAATAGGCGGAACAGATTTCTCCATTCCGCCAGATTTTCAAAACTTATTCAGATGTTTTCTATCTCATATCGCATAAACAAGTTCCACGCCATCGCGTTCTGCAAAGAACGCCTCCGCAACGGGACAGTCACTACATAAAGCGCGGTTACATTCGCCAGGAAAACGGCAGGCATATCCGCAAATATCAGGCTTTTCCCGTTTCTTGTGCAAGAGAATCCGCTTTCCGGTCAACTTCTCCGCCACCAGCTTTTTCAGATAGTTTAGCGCGTAGTTATCCGTGTCAAACACCTGAGAATCTACTTTCCAGTCCCACACATTCCCGTTATGCACGGGACGCTCTGTGACCTCGATCTCTTTTCCGTTAGACAGGTGAATGATATAGAAATTTTCTGCGACCTGCTCAGCGTTGAGATATTCTTCGACATACATTTTCATGACCGACATGATTCAGCCCTCCACGATGAATCCGTTATGACAAAAGCCCGTCTGATCTGTGATATAGTCGGAAATTTCCTCAATATCCGTCATTCCATCCGGAATATCAATTTCCGTTGGTAAAGACTCCATATCCTCCGGTTCATCGACATCCCACTGGATATGCGTTGCTTTTCTGTTCCGTTTCATCCGATGTTTCAACCCCCATTTTATTTTTAGCGTTCCTATTATATCTACCAGTGGAAAAATGGACTTGCCTACCTTTACGAAAGATTTTCTTTGTTTTCTTCCGCCCAAAATGCTGTCAGCGCATCCCAGAATGCTTTCTGTTCCTCCGGTGTAGCATCGCAGCCATTTTCAACCGTATATTCTACGGTGTCATCCAGCGACCAGCCGGCTTCCAGCTTTTCCGCCGCGCCTTGCAGCTCAAAATAATTGAATGTAAAGCGCTTACCAAAGTTAAAAAGCTGTGTTGCAATCTCTTCGCCGCGACGCTGTTTGACAAGCAGCAGCGCTATATAATTCTTGTCGTAAAAATCCGCCGCCGCTTCCGTTCCGTCCTGATCTAACTCCGTCGCATATTCCGCCCAGGACTCCACGACATCATCCGCCGCTTTCAGCAAAAGACTCTTGATTCTGTTTTCAAACTCTTTCCGCTGCATGAGTTATCGACCTCCAAGAACCCAAGGATTATTTAAGGCGTTCATGTGTGCGTTCATCATCTCCAAGATCTTCGGCTCATCCATGACAGCGGATAGCTTGACAAGATCCGCATAGCTCTTTTTCGGCTGAACCGCGCCCAGAACCTCGTGATAGCCCATGCCCTCCGATTTCATCATGTCGCTGTTTTCGCAGCGCGTCCAGATTGCCAGAGAGATGCAAGCCTCATTCCCGATATACTTGTAGCCCTCCCGTGCGTCGCGGTAATGAATCTCAGCGGTCAGAATCCGACCATCCGCCAGCTCGATAGACTTCTTGATCTGTTTCTCGCCCCAAACGACATAGCGCTGAATATCGAACCGAAAACCGTTTTGAAGTTTCGCGTTCCACTTGTTGACCTGCTCACGAGTTACGCTCGGCATATTGCTACCTCCATTTAGTTACAATGTAATTTCTACGCGCCTGCTCTTGCCGTCCAGCACTTTCTGGAGCTTGCAGGCCATCGCATTAAACTGTTCCTCCCGCAGACGATACAGTGAACCGTCCAAAGATTTATTGCTATTATCCGCGCCGTCCGCCATGCGAGCGGCTTCATGATACGCCCGCGCTTTTTCTTTGAGCGCTCCGATCATCCACTTGATCTCCGTTTGTGTAAAGCTTTGCATGTTTCATCCTCCTGTTATATCTACCCGCCAGATTTTCCGCTTGCTTACCAGTAGATGCAGATATTTTTTGTAAAGATGAGATACAAGCCCATCGGCAGCACCATAAAAGCACCCGTTCCGTCACGGTCTTCTATCGTTGTTCCGTGTGCGCAAACAATCAGCATCACCACGGACAGCACCACCAGCAAAAGCCCCATCAAACGCTGCTGCAGCATCACCTGCGAGCGCGTCTTTGATCTTCTCCGTCTCCGCTCATACATTTTCTTTTCCTCCGTTCCCGTCATCCGTTCCGTTTTCAATCCACCATTCAGGCGCAATAAGCAAGCCTTCCGCCGTATCCAGCAAGCCCCAGCCGTCCAAAGTCAGACCGCAAAAGCTCCGCTTGATCTCCACCCATTCGCCCGTCTCCGTGTGAATGTAGAGCTGTTCCGCCAATCCAACGGATACCACGCGGCGCGTTACCGTTCCATCCGTTACCATTACAGGCCGCTTATCTGAAAAGGCTTTTTCAATCATCTGAAAAGTTTTGTTTGCATCCATCCGCTACACCCTCCAAGCGTTCCCGCCGTTTGCTTACCATCGTTCAAGATTTTTTTTCAGAGCAGCCGCCCCAGCTCCTACCGGAGCGGCGCTCATGCTGTTTAACTACTTCCTTACGCCACAGCTTCCGCAGGTGTAAGGCCGATGTTCCGCAGAGCCTCGCGCATCTTGTCAATGCGCTTATGAACGGCGGCGCGGTTGATTCCGACAACTTCCGCGATCTCGCGTTCCGTGTAATTGTCGCGCTTGCATTCAATAATCATGCGGTCGATCTCGTCGCGGCTGTTTACAAACTGTTCCAGCGCTACGCGCAGCGTTGCGGTGCTTGCCGTCTCATCCTTGCCGGTGCTTGCCATCGTGTCCAGATAGTCGCGGCTCTCGCCGTTCTTGTCGGTGATCTCGTGAACGCGGGCGCGTCCGTGTTTGATATCGTCACGATAAACGGCGCGGATTGCATCCTTTGCGCTGCGATACACCAGAGCCACCAGAGAAATATTGACCTTACCAGACGCGGCGCGTTTTGCGTTCAGCTTGTCCAGATAGTCAGCATCCAGCCGTTCCGCCAGCTTTACCCAAGCTTCATTTACAAGCCCGTCGATTCCGTGATGATTCAAGAACCACGCGACAGTCTCGTTAAACTCTGCATAGTGATCTTCCGTGCTGTATCCGATCTCGTTCTTTGCTGCCTTCTTGATGTTAGCCGTCAGCATATTGATCTGCGCTTTGGTATCCATCGCCGCCCACTGGTGCAGAATGTTTTCCGGTGTGTTCTTTGCGTCTTCCCATGCCATAGCCAGACAGAGAGCGAACACAGGGCGCAGGCCATCGCCTTTATCGGTTTCGTGATAGATAGCCCAGGCGCGAGACATGATCGACTTGACATTGTACTTTTTCATTTCGTTTACCTCATTTCATTGACCAGCGCCGCAGCGCGTTGTATTTCGGTTTCCCACGACGGCCAGCCGTGGCCGTTTCGGTTAGTCACCATCTAACCATCATCAGGCGGGATTTTAAGAAAAGTAAATGTTGTAATCGTTGCGCGTGATATTCGGATTCCCTTCATAAACGGAGTACACAAAAACGCTGTTTTCTACTTCCTCGCCGTTTATATACCATTCGCAATGGCCTTGCCAGCATCCAAGATTCGGGAAGTCCTGCCGGTTTGTGATGCAGCCAGTAGAAACGCCGATTTTTTCCAGTTCGTCATACATCGCCGCGATCTCCTGCGGCTCGTGCCATCCGCTAAACCGTGCCGCGATCTCGTTTGCTGCCTTGATTTGCTTTCTCGTTGCTTTCATTTCAAAACCCCGCTTTCATTTTACCGGCGCGGCGGGAATGAAACCGCCTGTATTCAAGGGCAATCGCTTCTTGCCCCATTTCGCGCTTCAGCTCGTAGCAGAGGGAAACGACATCATCAATATACTTTTCAGCGTCAGCCGTGGAGCAGTACGCAAAAACCATCGTTGTTGATTCTTTCACCAGCTCGCCAGAATCGGAGACCCAATAGCCGCGAACCGGCGAAGCCGTAGCGCCACCGAAACAGGCGGACAGAGTACGCGCGACGCGCTCGACGTATGCGGCGTTGTCGATCTCCTGATCTACGGATACCGTAGCAGGTACATAAACAGTGATCTTGCTTTTCAGAGGGACAAGGGCGGAAAGCTTATTCATGATTTTTACCTCCATCGTATTATTTAACTACTTCCTTTTATCGTCCAGTAGCGGCGCACCCGCCGCCGTCGATCTCGTTTCCTTTACCTTACAAGTAGAGTATACCACACAAAAGCGGAATTTGCAATAGGAAATAGCTAAATAATACCTTGACAAAGTGTAAAAATAGCAAGCCAAAAACGCCATCTTTTTGTGCAATATGCTAATGTCATATCATACAAATACAGACTTACAGAATTGTGCATTCTGCCATATCCTTTTGGCCTGCATCGCCTCCCAGCGCCAGCACCAGAAGAGCCGCAGCACTGGACACGGGAACGCCTGGACACGCCCAGACAGCACCGGAGCGGACGAAGCGCCAGCCCCAGAAGCGGACACGGACGAAGAGACGGAGACAGCACCAGCGGCAGAGCCGCCCAGAAATCAAAGCCAGAAGCGGAACGACAGGAGAGCCAGAGCCAGCACGACAGCAGCAGAGACACGACCGCCAGCAGACAGCCAGCCCCAGAAGAGCCGCAGAGATCGAGCCAGAGCCAGAGAGCCAGAAGCGCGGCACTGTAGGCCACGAGAGACAGACGGAGACAGAAAGACGAAGAGAGAAGAGAAAAAGAGAGGGAACGAAGAGAAAACGACAGTAAAGCGCCGCTTTTCTCCCCGTCTCACCGAACGCCCAGCAGATCAACCGCCAGAGCCAGCCCAGCACCGGCAGACACGGACAGCAGCAGAAACGCCGCTTTTTCGGTTCTGCTTTTGTGGAGTATGCGGAACTAACGGAGATCAACGCCAGTTTTGACCATACAAAAGACGGGGGACGGTTCACATTTTCGAGACTTCAGCAACGCCAAAAATTTGGCTTTGTACCCTCTTCTCCACGCCTCTATCTTTTTCACCAAACACCATCTCTCAAACACACCGTTCATCAACGACATATTCCATTACAAACATAAATATCTTCTGTTACAGACTTCTCTTCGGAAGAATGCCTTAATCAACACTGGATCTTCGTCTTTAGATCAACACGCAAAAACACATTTTCATAATTTTATGCTATGGAATATGCCTTAATCAACGCATTTCTATCGAATTTACAAATGAGTGAAATTGACTAAACAATATTTTCTTTCCGATTTTTATTGACTTCAGACCGATTTGTGGTATAATATCTTATGTAAGGATTGTTCGTTGAACAACGCTTTTTCTGCTTCTAAAGAATTAGCTAAACAATATGCAAGGAGTGATGAATATGGCTCAGTCTACCGAAGGTACGATCCTACAAATCACCTTACACCCAGAGATTGAGAAGCTGCTTGGCAAGAAGAAGCCCAATAACTGCAAGACTGGTGAACGCCAAACCGTATATCCTATCAAGACTCATAAGGACATTATTGCTATGGCGAATTGGCTGTATGAGCATAAGGATAACAAGTATGTGCTTGCATTTACCTTAGGCATCAATCTCGGACTAAGAGCAAATGAGCTTTTTGATTTGAAGATGAACCAAGTATTCTCTCCCGATGGTTCTGTAAGGCTGATTGAAGATGAAGAAGATACATCGGATGGAATCGACATCTATCAGAGTAAAACAAAGAAGCATAGAACTGTTTTTCTGAACGCTGCTTGTAAGGACGCTCTTGAATGGGCATTTCCAATTAAAGGTGCATATCTACACTCAGAAGGATATCTTTTTCCATCAAGAGAAGGTGGTGCTATTCAGGTCGGTACTTTTCGTAAGGTTCTGAAAGAAGCAGCGGCAGCTTGCGGACTGAAGCAGAATATCGGAACTCATACCTGCCGTAAGACATGGGGATGGCATCAATACAAGTACAATAGTGAAAAAGCAAATTTGGACATCACCATGTTACAAAGAGCATTTGGACATAGTTCTCCAGAAGTGACTTTGCGTTACCTTGGCATTACCGATGAAGAGGACAAAGCTCTCTACAAAAACATGTGTATCAATGTGGTCTCAGACCAGGATTTCGTAGGGTGATGATTATTCCATTGCTACAAACAAAAAAGATTTGTCCGGTATTAAGGGGTACGGACACAAGAAATGCGTTGAACAACGGTATGTTTGCCATGTAAATTTCTTTATTTTCGACCAACTCGGTCGAAAACGCGGAAAATCGGATGACTTTGGAGGTTGAAAATGAGACGTAAAACACAACCCGCATACGAAGATGTCATGAAGCTGGAAAGCCACGAAATGTCCACCTACTCTTATCGGAATCTGATTGACAATGTTCACAATGGTTGCTATGTTGAAGCCGCTTCTTCGCAGCAGGCCGGCATTGTCGAGTCCATTATCAGAAATCGTCTGGGTATTCCAGTCTGTTTGAAAGTCCGCTATGGAGAGGATGCTTCGGTTGATTATATTTCCGTAGATCGTGTGAGTTTCTGGGAGCCGTATTCGTATTGCGTTCCAGATGAAACATACTGTGACTATTTTGAAGAAGGCTTTGATGATGAGGTAGACGAAGATGGTCAGATTATGTGATGCTATTATGGGCAGCGGAAAGACCAGCGCGACGATTGGCTATATCAATGCTCATCCGGAAAAGAAGTTTCTCTATATCACTCCGTACCTCCCAGAAGCGGAAAGAATTAAGAACAACTGCCCTCAAGCAGATTTTGTTGAGCCGAGTGACAGACTCCCCGAATATTTCTTTTCTAAGGCGATGCACACATTGGGGCTGATCCGACAGGGGCGCAATATTACATCGACACATCAGTGTCTTATGTACTATACTCCAGAGACGATCCAGCTCCTAAAAGAAAATGGATACTGCATCATCATTGATGAAGAAGTGACCGTGCTGCAGGCGGATAAGCAGATTGCTTATTCTGATATCCATCTTGCCATTGATGCCGGCTATGTTTATGAGGCTGCTCCGGACGAATACCGCAGAACTGATAAGCCATATGAGGGCGGCGTATTTTCCCATATGTTTCGCCTCATGGCATCAAGACCACTGGTTTATAACAAATCAAAGCAGAACGGAAATGTGTGGTACTGGCTCTTCTCAAAAGAGCTGCTGGAAGCTGTTGAAGATGTGTTTGTGCTTACCTATCTGTTCAAAAACTCAGAAATGGATCTGTTTATGCAGATCAACAACATTCCGTATGTGAATATCGGCATTCGTCGCACTGAGGGCGGAGGATATATCTTTTCCGACAAACCGGAGTATGTTCCGGATTATGTGTATCGGTTGAAAGATATGATTCATATTGATGACGGTCAGCGTATCAATAGCATTGGCGATATGAAACACGCGCTTTCTATGAACTGGTATAAGTCGAAAACAGACGGTGTGAATCAGGTTCGCCGCAATTTGATGAATTACTTTCAAAAGCGAAGCGGTGATATTCCGGTGCCAGAGCGAATGTGCGGTACTTACAAGGAGTATTGGGGGCGGATCAGAGGAAAGGGTTATTGGAACTCATCTGTAGTCTTTAATGCAAAGGCAACTAACCAATTTAGTCATTGTCGAGCGCTGGCCTATCCAATCAATCTTTTTGCGAATGGCGATATCGTCCACTATTATGCAAGCAAAGGCGTGATTTTTGATAACGACCATTATGCGTTGTCAACTATGATTCAGTGGATCTGGCGTTCCGCAATTAGAAACGGTGAGGAAATCAACTTGTATCTGCCAAGTAAGCGTATGAGGGATTTGCTTACTGAGTGGATTGAAAAAACGAGTAAAGGAATTAGTTAAACCATATGAAAATTGATGATGTGCTGACTCTTCTTGGTCTGATTTTTGCTATTTTCGCTATTTGCTATGTGATTGTTCGCGCACTTAGGAATGATGGCGGATGTTGTGATGGTACTGATTGTGATAACTGTCCGTTCCCGCGTTGTCATCCGCAGGATCAAGACGATGACATGGAATAGTGAAAACGAATGCTACTACGAGCGACATAGGCTCTCAAACGGGCAGTATTGTATGGTTGCGTTTTATCGCTTCTACCGGTCAAGATCCGTCGAGTATCATGTCGTATTTGCGGTGGCAGACAAAAAGAAAGCCTTAAATGGCTATTTCGATCAGACCAAGGATAACAATATTTCTTTGAAGTACACTGGACGCTGCGGTGCTGAGGCTCTTATCTGGTGTAGAGATAAGCTTCTCGAATTTGAGAATGAAGTCTTCTTGTCAGAGACATGTGAGACGAAAATTGTTGTTTATGGCGAGGATCATCGGCGGTTTCGTTTTTACGAGCGAGCGCTGACACGCTATGGCTATGAGAAGAAGTTAACTGATGATGGTTGGGCTATGGTAAAGAGAGTCCATAGGAGCAATTACGATACCGAGGTGAGTTGAATAATTGATGTTGGATCTGCTTATTTTTGCTGTGACGAATGCCCTATTTCAGAAGATGTAGAAAGAAGATATCGCAACGCTAATGAAGCTGGTGTTTTTCAGTATGACCATTGCGGGTGTGATAAGGTTGATTTTCCTTTCTTCGTTGGTGGGTATTGTGGTGATGCTTTCTGCCAGAAAGATAATTTTGAACAAACCGGAAAGCGCAAGACTGGTAAGGCGTATCGAAGAAAAATGCGCGTGAAAAAGCGCAATGATTTGATGCGGGCTATTGAAGGATGCTATGTGCGCGATATCTGGCATCGCAAAGGTGCTTATATCGTCTATCCTAAGAATTCAAAAGCTAAGAAGTATTACCGCAATTATTCAAATCGTCTGATTCGGAGAGGAAAGGTAGGCGGTGCTGGCAAAGGTGGCTATCGGCGTTGTTTTGATTATAAGTGGGAGGTTTATTAAGCGTGGAAAATGAGAAATATTGCCCACTTGCTTCTATCAGGGGCGGCGATGGATCAAAGTGTATTGGTGAACATTGCGCGTGGTGGAATGAAGATTGTAATGCGTGTGTCTTTGTTGCTTTGGTTCGCACCAGAGCTGAAGACCTGATAGAGCAAAATATGGAGCTTGCGGGATCTGTTGTCAGTTATGACGTTCAGCTTCACGAGCTTGAAAAAGAAAATTCAAGATTGCGTAGGGCTATTGAGCGGCTTAGGCAATCTTCTCGTGAGGTGAAAGATCGTGTATGAATTAGGAATGTGTTATAAGTGCAAATACAGAGGTGATGTCCCAGGCGACGCGCATAGTTGTTGTCACTATCCTGGGAACGATACAAATTTATTTTCAATGTTTGAGTCGGCAAATTTTCTTCAAGCTGCAAAGCTGGACATTCGTGCTGAGAAGCATGGTGTTGTGAGCGGCTGGTTCATGTGGCCTGTCAATTTCGATCCTATATGGCTGCGTAATTGCAATGGTTTTACTCCGAAAGACTCTGGTGAAACCAATGGGTAATATTAGTGAACGAGTTGCTAAGCAGACTTTGCCGGCTGAACTGCAAAAGAATTACGGAAACGAATTTGGAATCGAAGTGTGGCGTGTTTTGAGTATCGTTGAGAAGAATGACACGGCAATTAAAGAGCTACTTGATGTGCTTGATCGTTTGGAACAGCCGCATAGAAAAGCCCTCATTCAACATCTTTGGACGCGATATTACGACTCCGTAGCGGATAAGATTCTGGTGCAATAATATTGGGGAGTGATTGTGGTGTTTCGGGATTTTGATAACGAAGTATGGCACGGTGCTATATATCAGGGCGTTGACTACTCATGGCGGTTTGAGGTGTCTACTTTCGGCAGAATACGAAGTGCCATTACTGGAAAGCTCTACTCTTGCGGTTATGGTGCTGGCGGATATCAGCAGGTTTGCATTTCTGTGTTTGGACATCGGCTTAATGTGAGGATACATCGGTGTGTTGCTGAGACTTTTATTCCGAACCCCATCGGGTATGAGATTGTCAATCATATTGACGGTTGCAAGCAGCACAATTGGGTGGATAACCTTGAATGGTGTACAAGGCAGGAAAATTATTTTCATGCTGTTGATCTTGAATTGATTGACTATGATGTGCCGGCACAACTCGGATATCTGTCACACCTTGGCGCTTATGCTGGAAGCTGTAATGGTATGTCGAAGCTGACCGAGGACGATGTGCGAGAAATTCGCATGAACTATGTGCCAAGAGGTTCTGGTGTAAGGTGCAACAGAAAGGAATTAGCAAATCAATACGGAGTATCTGCGAATCTAATTTCTAAAATAGTCAGTGGTCAGATATGGACTCATGTATAAGGAGGAATCAGGGTGCGAATATGAGTGTGAAGTACATAAGGCTTAATGGCGATGCGTTGAGACAAATCGTTGAAAATGAAAAGCATTGTTTTCGCATTGCCATGAATAAGCAAGATATCTTAGGTGGAGAAATGACCGAAGCGGGATTTTTATTTGATGCCAAAGATGTAGAAGAAGAGCGCAAGGTCATTAAGCCGCCATACGAAAATGGAGATATTCTTGCTCTAAAAGAAACATGGGCAATGATTGATGGCAAGTATGTGTATCGTTTGGACAGAGATCCGCCGCAAGGCTACCTTTTGTTCAACTGGAAACCGTCTGTTCAAATGCCAAATGATGCTGCAAGGAATTTTATAAGAATCACAGATGTTCGCGTAGAACGATTACATGATATTTCACTTGATGATATCGAACGAGAGGGTATTTGGTTGCCAGGTGTTTTATCGCCTGAGCTTGCCTTTGCGTCTAAATGGAACAGTGATTTATCAGAGAAGAAACGAGCTAAGATCGGGTGGGAACAGAATCCTTTTGTTTGGGTTTTTGATTTTGACCGATGTGTTTATGTAGAGGATGACAATGGAAAACAAAAATAAGAATTTAGTTGATATAGACGATGTTTCCTGTCTTTTGGCTGCAATTCCGATTTTTACATTGTGCGATGTTGTTTGTGGTGGAAAGTGCTGTGCGATTCAGAGTTTTTCGGCCAAACCAGAAGTTCAGTGTCAAAGGAAAATCAAAGAATTTCTACTGGAATATATAGGTGAAGCACATGACGGGTGATATTAGAGAAACAGCTATTGATCATGTTGCTGGAGAAAAGATTGCAACATTTTTTAGTAGTGAAACGAAGTGGATCAATCAGATATGGAAGCTTAAAGAGCAGTATCCAGATGAGGTGGAGATTCGGCATGTGAATCCGGATGGAAGTTTGATTGCTCATATTCCAGCAGAATGGTTCAAAGTAAAACCAAAAAAGAAAGTAGTTATGACGGAGGCACAGATTGCCGCCTCCAAAGCGCGTCTTGAAAAGGGCAGGTTAAAAAGATTGGAGATGTTAGGAGATGATGCGCATGTGACAGAGGAAAGGAACAATGAAATATGAACGACAATGCTTTGACTTGTCATGGATGCTATTGGTCTGACAAGTGTTTATGTGATAAAAGATGTGATGATTTTACTCCTATTGAGCAATCGGAAGATATTCCGTATTACGAAAGCATCTTACAAGAAAATCAACATGCTTATTTTTCGGAGTGTGTGAATGACATATACTAACAATTCAAATGTTAGTGTGTAATTTTTATGATAGCATGGCGCGGACGGGCTTTGCCCGTCCACCCATAAAGGAGAAAAAGATGATTTATTTAGATCATGCAGCGACAACGAGCGTTCGACCGCCTGTGCGTGAAGCTCTGGACTATTGGTATGGTGTTGGGAAATGCGGAAATCCAAGTTCTCTTCATTCTGCTGGCCGGCAAGCACATCAAGCCATTTATCAAGCTCGTTATGATGTGTCTAAGCTAATTGGCGCGGATAGCCCAGATGAGATTATTTTTACTTCTGGCGGATCTGAGTCGGATAATCTGGCGCTTATCGGAATGGCATCTGCTCTAAATGCAACGAACCATAATGTAATGCTTGTTAGTAAAATTGAGCATCATGCCATTTTGAACCAGCGCAATTTACTGACGCGCCTTGGAATAGTTGTAAAGCCGCTTTCTGTTGATACATATGGACAGGTTGATTTGTTTGAGCTTGAAAAATATCTCAAAGAAGACAATGTGGGTCTTGTGTCTGTCATGTGGGTGAATAACGAGATTGGTGTTATTCAGGATGTAAAAAGCATTGCAGATCTTTGTAATTATTATGGCGCGGTATTTCATACGGATGCAGTGCAGGCAGTTGGTCATATTGATGTCAATGTGAATTCTTGCGGCGTTGATATGCTGTCTATTAGTGGGCATAAGTTCGGTGCGCCAATTGGTGTTGGAGCTTTGTATGTTCGCGGTGGCCTTAAAAAGCATATTGAACCGATTATATATGGTGGTGGGCAAGAATTTGGTGTGAGAGCTGGCACAGAGAATGTAGCGGGTATTGTGGCGCTTGGTACTGCAGCAAAGTTTTCAACGCCAAACGAATTTTCTCGTGACGCATTAGTGCTACGGGAAGCATTTTTGAAAGAGCTGTACTCTGTATGCGATGAGGGAATTAGAATCAATGAGCATTATGAGAAATCGTATCAGCTAAGCAGTATTTTGAGTATCACCATAAATGATGTTGAATCTGAGGCTATTCTTCATCTGATGAATTCGGACGGTGTATGTATTTCTGCTGCTTCTGCTTGCTCTGCTGGCAGTTTAGAGCCGAGTCATGTTTTGAGAGCTATTGGTCGGAATTATACGCAGGCAAAATCTACAATTAGAGTTTCGTTTGGATGGAATACGACGGTCGAAGAAGTAACTCGCGCTGCCGAATTGCTCGGAAAGAATATCATTAGAATTAGAAAGATGTACAGATCATAGGAGGAAATATGAACGAGTTTAATAAGACAGAGTTATTAGAAAAAACAACTGAGTATATGAATTACATTGCTCAGCACAAGGAAAACATTAAGAAGGCATGGCTGGAATTGCGTGATGCCTTAAAGGGAATTGATTTATTCCAACGCCCTAAAATTCTTGATGAGATGGAATGGCGTATCCGCAATCACGATGATAGTAAGATGTCTGAGGAAGAATTTTTGCCATATCGTCAGCATTTTTATCCTGTTGCTGGCGAAGTGATTGATGACGCTGCTTTTGAACGGGCATGGGAGCGCCACTATCATATCAACGACCATCACTGGCAGTATTGGATTGACAGTAATGGAGACTTCATGTCCTATTATGATGTTGATACAAAAATCTGTGCGTATTTGGAAATGATTTGTGATTGGCAGGCCATGGGGTATGTTAAGGGCGATTCTGCTCCTGAGTATTACCGAAATCACAAGGATGAAATTAAGATTGATCCGAATTGGGTGTCTCTTGTAGAAGAGATTCTTGATTTGCTTGATAGCTATATCGCGGCAAGAGGTTGATATGAACAGATCACAAACAAGAAAGTTTAGGAGTCTGGCAAAGAGGAAGGGTGTTTCTCATAGTTTGGCAGAGATGTACATTTCTATGCGGAATCGCGGTTCTGCTCCGCAGGATTTGCGTGAGGGTGATTTGGTTCGATTGAATATTGAACAGATCATGAAACATCCGGATTATTTGCGTTTGTCTAAGCGCTATCGTGATTTTGTAGAGACTCATGCAGGAGACATCTTTACTGTGCAGTATGATAGATCTGCTTCGGTTCAAAAGCTGAACTCAGTTGTTGCCTTGAAAGAAGATCCAGATGGCTGGCTTTTCTGGACTGGCGATTTACAAAGGGTTAATGAATAACGGCAAGGAGTGATTAGCCATTAGTCTTGATCGGCAAATTCATATTTATAGTTTTGATACGAGTGCATTTTATACTGATGAAGAAAAGGCGCTTGAGGTGGAGATCAATAAGCATTGTTCTTCAAAATCGAAATTAAAATCAGAGCGAGAAATTATTGAGCAGCTATGTGCTGGAGAAATAGCCAGGGAGAAAGCTGAGTCTCAGTTTCGTAAATTGTATGGCATGGGAAAGTCAGATCCGATTCCTGTTGCGATGGATAATTCCCGTGTAAAACAGATTGCGAAAGAAATTCGTGGTACAAACCAAATGATTAAGATTAAGAAGTCTGAGCTTGTATCGCTTCTTCAAGCACACCGTTCGCAGCGCGAGTTACGAACTGAATATGTGGTTGATAAGAATGTGATTTCTGTTTTTGAGTCGATGCTTACAAGAACACTCGGCATGGAAACAGGAAAACTGTATGACGATTTCATGGTTATTCGCACATATTATTTTGATGTAATTGAAGATCTCATCCTAAACGGATATACCTTTAACGGAGAGCGTTATATTTGTTTTACGGCATCTGCTGGGCAGATCAGAACAAAGAAAACAGTTTTCATTAAGGAAAGAGTTTGGGAGAAGTATCAAAAAACCATTATGTGTGGACTGAGCGTTCAAAAAATCAACGAGCTTGGCGGAATCAATATCAATAAGTACCTGGCGTATCTTGCACTGTGTAATAGCGCAACTGATTTGTGGGAAGATTTCGATATCAGAAAGACCATCGTTGTGGATGATATGGAAACAATGGTTCGTGGAACTGTTGATTTTATTGATCACAAAACATACAGTGTAGAGCGTAGGGACATGGAAATTCCGATTACACATACGGATGGTTGTGGAATGGTTCTTCCATCTTGTAATGCAAAGAATACTATGGTTCGTCTTCCTTGGGTAAAAGGGCTTCTTGCCGTATTCCCGTTTGATAAGTTTATTTCGGAAGCAAACGAACGCGATCCGTCTGTAAATCATGGTTTTGTAACAGATATCTATGGGTTTGAACATGATGTAATCGCGGAGGATATTCAGGTCATTTTTACGAAAAGTCAATTTAAGATGTACAAGTATTACACGAATTGGCAGGAATACATTGATTTGTTTTTGGCGAATGGCTGCACTGTCGGTAAGTGTAATGAGGAAGACGATTTTATCCCTGACGCAAAGCTTAACTACCAAATGCTTCAGACTCTTACGGATTTGAGTCCCGATGAACTTGAACAGCTCGCGGGAAAGACGATTGACAAAATTGCTAAAATTGCATCGGATAAGAATACCATGCTTGATGTGTTCGGAGCTTCTACACAGTATCGTAATAAGAATGCTTTTCAGGAGTGTCTTAGTATCTATCCGGAATTACTTTCCGATCCGTACACAAAAGAGATGCTACGGCAAATCAAGAAGAATCTTGTTACTGAGGCGAGAGCGGCAAAGATTGATTTAAGCGCAAAGTATATGTTCTTGATTCCGGATCTCTATGCTTTTTGTGAATGGCTGTTTCTTGGAAATCGCAGTCCTGTTGGTCTGCTTGCAGATGGAGAGGTATCTTGTTACCTTTATCGCACGGTAAGTAAATTGGACTGTCTACGCTCACCGCACCTATATCGTGAACATGCTGTTCGTAAAAATGTTGTTACCAGCGCAACGAAAAAGTGGTTTTCTCAAAATGCTATCTATACGAGCTGCCATGATTTAATTTCAAAGATCCTGCAATTTGATTGTGATGGAGATAAAAGTCTTGTATGCGCAGATTCCTTACTTGTGGATATTGCTGAGCGCAATATGGAAGGGATTGTTCCTTTATATTACGAAATGGCAAAGGCCGGCGCTGTTACGATTACACCAGAGGAAATCTTCAAAGGGCTTCGCGCCGCATGGACTGGCGGTAATATCGGTGTTATTAGTAATGATATTACGAAGATTTGGAACGGTGCGGATGTTGATATAGAAGCAATTAAAATCCTTTGTATGGAGAACAACTTTTGTATCGACTATGCCAAGACATTGTATAAGCCAACTCGACCAGATGAAATCAATGCTCGTCTTGCGAGAATTACAAGCATGAAAGCACCGCATTTTTTTATCCACGCTAAAAAGAAAACAAAATCTCAGGTTCAGCGAACGAACAATAGTGTTGTAAACCAGCTTGAACATATCGTCCCTAATAAGCGGATGTCTTTTGCCGCGAAGAATATTGGTGTCTTCAGATATCAGTATATGCTTAGTAATCCGATGAAACAGATTGAACTTTTATCACCTGTGACGGATTTGTATAATGATGTGGAAAAACAGTATCGTTATTCAATTAGCTTTTATGACGATGACTCGAACTTTGCGTATATTCGGGATAATATCTTGAAGCAATTCGATGAGCTTGGCCTTGAGCGTTTGGATGTTTGCGACATTCTTGTGAAATATCTATTTCATAGCAAGAATAGTCGTAGGAAAAATGTTTTTTGGATGTGCTTTGGCGATATCGTTCTGGAGAATCTCAAGCGAAATATTCCAGATGGCTCTATTCAGTGCAAAAAATGCGGAGAGCGTTTCGTTCCGCTTTCCCCGCAGCAGAAAGTGTGTACGAATTGCTCTGGATATCATCCACTCGGCAAAAAGAAATTGCGGTGTATTGATTGCGGAAAAGAGTTTGAGGTAGACGGCATCGTGAAGAACAAGAAACGCTGCAATGACTGTCAGGCTATCCATATTCGCAATTATGAGCGTGAGAAGAAACGACGTCAGCGGAGCGTCGCATGATGTTGTTAGGAATTAGCTAAACAGCACAAAATGTCCCCATGTTTTATTTTGAAGTCTGATAAAACGAAACACCCGTTGTTCAACGGAGTATTTGCCTATCAAATATGCCAAATAATGCTTGGCAAATATAACGAAATACCCGTTGTTCAACGGAGTATTTGCAACCAAAAAGAAAAAGACCTTTAAGGGAAGAAAACCGTATTTACTAATCTATTCGGGATTCTCCTGTCTATGGCTGCGGTGCGATATCCGCAGCCCAGACATCTTTTTTGAAAAGGAATGAAGACTTTATATGATTCCAGTAACTAAGGAAGAAGCGCGTATTCTCAGAGAATTGTATCCTGAGTACAAGGTGACGCGAACAATGATGCAGGATTCAAAGCGGCATCATTACTACGCAACAGAGAGTGAAGGAAATATGAGGGCGATTGCGAGTACAAACCATCTCGCCGCCGAAATTGTTGCACGGATTGATCGAGAGCGTGAGATTCGTCGCAAGCGAATCATTCAGCAGCGAGGAAAGCATAATGTCAATGGTGGTTAAAAGCGAAAGCTTTGAAAATGCCATAATTGACACCAGTGATATGACAATCACAGAATATGATACTGATTCCGTAAGAACATACAGCCTCTTAGAGCTGTTAAAACGCTGGGACGGCGTTGTTGGCGTTACTCTGACAATTCGCCGCAGTATTCAGTTGCCGCCAGATGATGGGAGGGATGAATATTGAATCCAAAATATAAACAGCTTGAAAATGAAGACAATTATGAGTATGGCCTACGGCTGATTGAGATTAAGGTTGAGCAGAACCCTTCTGACTTAGAATGGTCAGATATTGTTGATCTGCTTGGGCTTGATGTCCATTACGATAGTCTTCGTAAAGCTGCGAATGTAACACCGTATTCTGGCTATCATGTGATGAAATACTTCAAGCAGAAGGCAACGCAGGATCTCGGAAGTGCATATCTTGATGAGATTGAGCAGAAGATGCTTGAATTTAAGAAAGAACGCCAACGGTTTTTTGATCAGAGAAACGCTCTTAATAAAGTTGTGCGCGACTTGGCTCGCAAGGATGAAAACTCTGATATTTTTGAGAGGGCAATTACTTCTGGCGTAATTCCACGGTTGGATTATGTGCCATGTGTAATTGAACCAAGCGGAAACGATTTGCTTGTGAGCTTAAATGATTTGCATTTTGGAGCGTGTGTAGACAATTATTGGAATTACTATAATTCTGATGTTTGCGTGCAGCTTCTTAATGAATATCTGGATCGCATCTTTGAAATTGCCGCTTTGCATGGAGCGGAGAATTGCTATGTATGGGCAAACGGAGACTTGATTAGCGGAAATATCCATAAGTCTATTGCCGTGTCGAACAGAGAAAATGTCATTCAACAGGTCGTTGGAGTATCTGAACTTCTTGCGGAGTTTTTGTCTACATTAAGCCATCACTTTAAGAATGTTTACTTTTCTTCTGTTGCTGGAAATCATTCTCGGCTTGAAGAGAAAGATGTTGCTTCAATCCATGAGCGTCTTGACGATTTAGTTGAGTGGTATTTGAAAGCTCGTTTACAAGCTTTCGAGAATGTATCGTTTGATCATTATAGAAAGATCGACGATACGATGTATCTGCTTGATATTCGCGGCAAGACTTATCTTGGTGTGCATGGCGATTATGATGGATCTGCTGGGAAAGTTCAATCGCTTCAGACAATGGCAAAAGAGCCGGTGTACGCTATTCTTTCAGGTCATTTACATCACAATAAGACTGATAGTGTTCAAGGCGTGAAAACGATTATGGCCGGCAGCTTTCTCGGTATGGATGACTACTGCGTTGGAAAGCGCATTTACGGAGCGCAGCAGCAGTTAGTTTGTGTCTGTGATTATAATGGTGTCAAAGCATTTTACGATATTGACTTTGATACGACTCGTTATCGCCCACAAGGGAGCGATAAATTAGCATGAATATCAATAAAGCAGATTTAGTAAATACGCTTGCTCAGAAGAATAAGGCGTATAAGAAGTACATGGTCAAGGATATCGTTGACGATATTTTTGATGAAATTGCGAATGCTCTTAGAAATGGAGATCGCGTTTCGATTTATGGGTTTGGAACATTTGATGTGAAAAAGTACAAGTCACATCCTGCTCTTCATCCGGTAACGAAAGAAAGCATTGTTGTTCCAGAGTTCCAGAATGTCGTATTTAAGTCCGGAGCAGAACTTTTAAGAAGTATTCGAGAGTAACTATGGGACGGGGCTTTTGCCCCTCCCTATTTGGCTGAGTGGAGAAGCTGGTTTTCTTGCCGCTCCCATAAAGCGGAGACGCTGGTTCAAGCCCAGCCTCAGCCACCAAAAAATCTGAAATTATTTTGCTAATTCCTATTGACAACTATGTGCCTATGTGCTATACTCAATAATGTCAAGAGGACATAGCTAAACAATATGCTGGCGTGGCACAATTGGTAGCGCAGGTGATTTGTAATCATCAGGTTGCGGGTTCAAGTCCTGTCGCCAGCTCCATGATCTTTGAAAATTCAATATTTGAATCATGCTTATGATTAACTCGGTGAATAAAGTGTGTCAGCACTCCGAGACGCACAGTAGTTCCCGCTGGATTTACGAGGGATACCTTTTATTGTCCAGGCGGCAGTAATGCAGCGATGTATTGCTGGGAGGCGGAAACCGCCAACGAAAATGTGTGTTGCCAAGAGTTATCGCTACAAAAAGCACGGAACTTTCGGGCGCAGCAATAGACGCTCCTGTGGAGAATAATCCTCAAGGATGCTGGTGTGGCAACCAGTACAACCGGAGGAAATGCCAACAATGCGCTCCTGTCTTGATGTCGAAGAAACTCGACTATAACGAAAGTCGCCGGTTAAAGTAGCCGTAGGACAGTTTTGGTGTTTGATCTTTAATACGATATGATGAAAAAGAAATTGTATGAAACTATCAAATTTTCTGAACGAACGGTGAAATTTGCGGGTAAACAATCCCGCGCAGGAATTGGCCTAATACAGTTCGCTGTGTAAGGCTGGGGTAAGAAGTTAAAGGTCGCTCCTTGAAGCTCAGACTTATCTCCCTGGTGGCTGAACATTGTGAGAAGGTAATGGAGGTAGAGCGAAGGCTCAATGATAGGTATGATTCAAGTATTGAATTTTCTTTCTAAGGAATTAGCAAAATAATTTTTACGGGGTGTGTTTTATGCAGTTCAAAATTGCAACAAAGGATCTTAGCAAGTTTTCGGCAATGAATATCGTTTGCGATGGCGATGCAGTAACTCTTAGTTTCGATGATAGTTCGACGAGTGAGCATATTGTTGAGACCGTTTGTAAAGCGCCGCTTGCGATGCCTTTGAAAGATTTGAACCATCTTTCTTGGGACGAAATCAATCAGATCGGATTGTCTGGTAAGGCGCGTGATGTGTTTGCACTTGGCGCACAGAAGAAAGACCACATGAAGAATGGGTTCGTTGCTGTATGGCAGATCATTGGATTTAATCACGATGATCTTGCTGATGGGACTGGCAAAGCACCTCTTTCTTGGGATATGGTTAGAGTTTATAACGAGGACTGGTCGTGGAACGACGAAAGTACGAATCGTGGCGGATATGAAGCTTCTGTTATAAGACGCAGGCTGGATACTGAGTTCTTCTCTCTTTGTTCGGATGAATTGCAGGCAATTATTAAGCCGGTTATTAAACTTACAAGTGCCGGCGATTGCAGCAAGGAAATTATTAAGAGCATTTGTAAGGTTTGGCTCAAGAGTGAGAAAGAACTGTACGGTCGCTGTTTTTATTCGATGCCTGGCGAGGGACATTGGTACGAATACTATCAGCAGGAGGATGTTCCTTACTATAAGGAAGATGATGACGGGAATCGTCGCTGTAATCTGTTGCGTTCTCCGTACTACAACAACAGCTACTACTTCTGCTATGTCGGCACAGACGGCACAGCGAACTTCAGCAACGCCAGGGTTTCCTTTGGCCTCGCCCCCGCTTTCAGCTCCTAATCTCAAATCAAATAAAATCCGTCCTCGAAAGAGGACGGTTACATGGGGACATAGCTCAGTTGGGAGAGCGCCTGCCTTGCAAGCAGGAGGTCGTGAGTTCGATTCTCATTGTTTCCACCAGATCGTGCCATGTTGGTTATGTTGGCGTTTGTGCGGTTCAGCTCATTACTTGACTGCTATTCCAGCTAAAAACCTATCGGCTGCAGACGAGGTTCTACGGACGCATGGCTTTATCTCGGAGTATAGCTCAGTAGGTAGAGCGCACGACTGATAATCGTGAGGTCGAAAGTTCGACTCTTTCTACTCCGACCACAAAATTAAATATGGGGCAGTAATGGGTTCGACGGGGTTTTGATAGGACGAAATACGCAGGTATGGAGACCGCCTAAGGCTCAAACAAAAATGAAATGACAATGATTCTATTGTGGTTATGATTCATCCCGCTCTGTATGCTGTTATGGAGGGTATTGCTGCTTAATTGCAGTTGATGAATGCCTAAACGATGCACTTTTAGTCTGGGTGAGCATCTGCGGTAATAAAGAATCAGGCTGACATTGCAGTTTTCCTTATTACTGTGAAAAGAAATAAGGTGGTGGAGGTCGCAAGACTGGTGCGGCTCTGAGTTGGTTGATAGCACCAAGCAGCTCGTCTTATGACAAAATGCAAATTGCTATCTATTGCGTAAGAATGTTTTGTTCATGTAGGAATTTCGGACAGGGGTTCGATTCCCCTCTGCTCCACGGCATCAGGAGAGAAGCCTGCTCGTGGCGATGCTGCTTTTACTGATTCTCTCAAAAGTAAATCTGGGTATAGCTCAGTAGGTAGAGCGCGTGATTTGGGATCACGAGGCCGCTGGTTCGAGACCAGCTACTCAGACCATAAAAAGGCACACACAGCAACTTTGGAGGATTTTCTTGCGGATAATAGAAAGTACATAAGTGCCTTGCCGTTGTTAGAGACGCTTACAGCAACTTCAAATTTCTATACATAAAAGATGAGCTGGATTTTATCTATCAAGTGTAAATGATGTTGCGTCTCGTTGAAAATATTGGTTCGTAGCTCAATGGTAGAGCATCCGACTGTTAATCGGAGGGTTGTAGGTTCGAGTCCTATCGTTCCAGCCATATTGGTGTCACAACGTCACTGCGACTTAATGACTGTCTGAATGGATGACAGCGCCAATTTTATTTAGCGGAGTGTAGCAGAGGTAGCTTACCAGCCTCATAAGCTTGTGGTCGTTGGTTCAAATCCAACCTCCGCCCCCATGCCCGTCCACATAAGAGGTGGTTACTCTATAAACCGTAGTGGGAATGAAACCGTCATGTCTGGCAGTGATGACTTTTTTGCAAGGTTTTAGAGTAAAACCTTGCTGCGACTCAACAGCATAGAGTTGGAGGCAAGGCCAATGCCTTGAATTGGCCTATTTGTCCGGTTAGCTCAGCAGGTTAGAGCATCTGCCTTACAAGCAGGAGGTCGGCGGTTCGATTCCGTCACGGGACACCACGAGTCATTATTAAGACAACTAAGACTCTAAAAAATGATTGTCTTCTTTATGTGGGTATGATGTTTAATGGCAAGCATTTCTGCCTTCCAAGCAGACTGTGCGGGTTCAAATCCCGCTATCCACTCCACTCCGAACATTTGTGACTTCTCTACTTGACAAATTGGTTTGGAGAAATGCTGTGATCGCAGGCATTCAATAATCGTCGAGCCTTTTGAGAGTTGGTAATCTCACGGTAGTCCACAGCCCGTCAGTGAATGTAGAGCCGAGTGGAATATAACCTGTCGTATGGGATGGTCGCATCTCTTGTTATATGGCGACGGCTATATAATTGCGATGGGAAATATGCGGGTATGGCGGAACTGGCAGACGCGCCAGATTTAGGATCTGGTGGGCAACCGTGCAGGTTCGATTCCTGTTGCCCGTACCACGAAGAGCGCATACAGCAACCTTATTTATGGAATCAACTTTTAACTGATCAGCCAAACAAGGCGCTCTGCAATTAAAATATGCTGGCGTGGTGGAATCGGCAGACGCGACGGACTCAAAATCCGTTGGTAGAGATACCGTGTGGGTTCAAGTCCCACCGCCAGCACCATATGCGCCAGTAGCTCAATCGGATAGAGCAAAAGATTTCTAATCTTTAGGCTACGGGTTCAAGTCCTGTCTGGCGTACCAAATCAATATTGGGGTATAGCCAAGTGGTCAAGGCACGGGACTTTGACTCCCGTATCGTTGGTTCAAGTCCAACTACCCCAGCCATTTATATGCTCCCATCTTCTAATCGGTATAGGAAGCCGGCCTCTCAAGTCGGCAATACGAGTTCGAGTCTCGTTGGGAGTACCATCAGAAATACTATGCTTTTATATGGTGCGTTGGACGAATTGGTAGAGTCACCGCCCTTTCACGGCGGAATTTAAGGGTTCAAATCCCTTACGCATCACCAACATGAAAGAGGTGTAAATTATGCCGCGAAAAGCAAGTTCATTATCGGTTGATAAAGAACGGAAGGTTGTAAAGAAAATTCCTGCATCAGATTGTGGAACTGGCGTTTTATGCAAAACCAGATCTGGAAAGGAATATCGTATTTCTCAGAATCCAGAAAAACACAAGCACACATTATGGCGCATTGTCGATAGCGGTTTTGAGAAGATTGCAACTGCTGATAGTCCATATGACTTATATCCTCTTGTAGACTGGGATAAATAAATGGCGTATTAGTTCAGAAGAGTAGAACGCTGGCCTGTCACGCCAGAGGTCACGGGTTCAAGTCCCGTATACGTCGCCACATTTATGAGGTTGGTGTAAATGGTAGCACTGCGGTCTCCAAAACCGTAAATAAGGGTTCGACTCCTTTACCTCATGCCAAAAAAGACACTTACAGCGATTTGTTTAATGAAACATCCTATTACAACCTCCATTGTATCACCACCCCTTTCCTTTCCCTTACAAGTGTCTTGTTTTATACTGGCGTAGCTCAGAGGAAGAGCAGATGACTCTTAATCATAAGGTCGTGGGTTCAATCCCCACCGCCAGTACCAAAAATGTATAAAGGTCGTGATGGTATCAGTTGTGTAATTATGAGCTGCAAAGAACTTGCTGCGAAAGAAAAGAGTGCTATCAAACAGTGTGTTGCACTGCTAAATAAAGCTCCGAGACTTGCCGTTATTGTTGTTGGAGATAATATGGCTTCTCAATCGTATGTTCGTGGGAAAAGGCGTGATTGCGAAGAGTGTGGAATTGAATGTGAAATTTTGCATTTTAATGAAGCGATTGAGACAAGTGATATTTGCGATATTATTCAGCGTTTGAATTTTCGTGACGATGTAGACGGCATCCTTGTTCAACTACCGTTGCCAGAACATATTGATAAGTCTGCCGTCATTGAACAGATTGATCCATGTAAGGATGTTGATGGTTTTTGTTCTGAAAACATGGGGAAATTATTTATCAATTCTCCTATGTTTGTTCCGTGTACCCCTCTTGGAATCATGGATATGCTAAACCATTTCAATATTGATATAGATGGTAAGCGATGTGCGGTAATTGGACGCAGTGATATTGTTGGCAAGCCAATTAGCTTATTGCTTACAAATGCTGGCGGGACGGTAACGCTTTGTCATTCGCATACAAATGATTTGGCTGATATCACGCGGCAAGCCGATATTATTGTGTGTGCAGTTGGTCGTAGCGGCTTTTTGACTGAAGACATGGTGAAAGACGGGGCTGTTGTCGTTGACGTTGGAATCAATCGGGATGAAGATGGTGGGTTGTGTGGCGATGTCGATTTTGATAGCGTAAGCCAAAAGTGTAGTGCAATCACACCTGTTCCTGGTGGTGTTGGTCTTATGACAAGGGTTTCGCTCTTGAAGAATACATTGAGCGTTTATTTGTTAAATAAAAATGGTCGCTGATGCGACCTTATATGGGGGAGCGCCAGAGTTGGAGAGCTGGGGCGGACTGTAAATCCGTTGCCTTCGGGCTGAGTTGGTTCAAATCCAACCTCCCCCACCAAAGCGTGTCGTACCACGCTTTATGAGGTACGAGATCATATGATTCCGGTCTGCATATAGGCGGCTTAGGATGGATGGGTATGGCTGTTCCCGTCGAAGTATATATGAAAGCCAGTTATATGGCGGAGTGGTCGAGTCCGGTTTATGGCGCTTGTCTTGAAAACAAGAGGCGGTGATGAGCCGTCCGTGGGTTCAAATCCTACCTCCGTCGCCACATATGACAAAAGCCGCCCATTCGGGCGGCTGGTAGTCATTTCTTTTTTAGGAGTATGTTTATCATATCACATACAACTGCAGCTTCATCGTCGGATAGACTGGATATGTCGATAAATCTTTTGTCTTCACGGCAGAGTAGGTAGTCTACTGTTACGCCGAATAGCGTAGCGATCTTTACAAGAACTTCGTAGGATGGGAGTCGGATATCCGTTTCGTATGAGGACACCATTGAGGCTGTTACTCCTATTCTTTCTGCAACCTGCGCCTGAGTTAAATGTTTTTCTTTGCGCAGTTGTTTTAATCTTTGAGAAAATTCAACCATGACGCATAGCCTCCTTTTCTATCAGTTTACACGAAAGAGCATTTCCGATAGAAAGGTTTGCTATACATAATGGTTCTATATGGGACGATAGCTCAGATGGAAGAGCGGCAGGTTGAAGCCCTGCGCGTCGAAGGTTCGATTCCTTCTTGTCCCACCAAAGCCAGAAATGGCAGTTTGCTCTTCATGAGCTTCTATTGGGAACGTATGCCCTCCGTGAAAAGCGGACGGACTGGCAGACCGAAAGCACTGCTACTCTAATGGGAGTTACCAACTGAGTTAAAATAAGTGGGGAAACCGTGCAAACCGGAACTGAATAAGCGCCAGTAACTCAGTAGGTAGAGTAGTCGCCTTTTAAGCGACAAGCCAAGGGTTCAAATCCCTTCTGGCGCACCAAATGAACTCAGAGTATTTTGCTCTGAGTTTTTGTTTTATGGAAAGGAGGTTGAGACATGGCTGGAGAAGTAAAAAGAAATACCCGTACAAAAAAGTCTGCGTCTGCTGAGAAAGCGTATTTGAACGATGACGGTTATCCGTTTCATTGTACTTCTTGTGGCAAGGGATTTATGAGACAAAAAGATAATTTCAATGTGTCTCCATCTCCGTATTATGCAAGAAATAATGGTTATTTGCCTATTTGTAAGCGTTGCTTAGAAAAGTCGTTTGATTACTATACAGATGATGTTTTTAATGGCGATCAGGATAAGGCGATGGATTTTTTGTGCGCTACCATTAACACATGTTTTGATGAAACGGCTTGGACAAATGCAAAAAAGAGTCCACCAAACAAAAGTCGTGTCAGCGCTTATTTTTCAAAACTGAATCTTGCGCAGACGAAAGGTGCGTCATATGCAGATACTATTTTGTTGCGAAGAGCTAACAAGGTTGAAAATGCAACTTCTGTGCAGCAAGTAAAAGACAATCCTAAAATCGAAGTACCTATTGAAACAATTCGTTTATTCGGTCTTGGTTTTAGCGAGCAAGACTATGAGGTTTTGAAGTTTGAATATGATGATTGGGTAAGCAAATATGGCGAACCTGAGGATAAGCGTCAAGACGAGCTATATAAGAGCATTTGCTATTTGAAGTTACAGCTTCAGAAGTCCGTTCAGAATGGGGATGCTGGCATTGGCGCGTTGGCTAAAACTTATAAAGAGTATATCAATGCTGCAACTACCGAGCTGGAGGATCGTAAACAGAAAAAGGAAGATTCTGTGAAATTAGATCCTCTTGGTGTTTGGATCAGCGATATTGAGAAATATACGCCGGCTGAATACTACAAAGACAAAGATCTTTACCGAGATGCGGATGGTATTGGCGGATATGCAAGTCGTTTTATTTTCCGCCCGTTAAAGAACTTGCTTACTGGTTCAAAGGAGCTTGATAAAGAATTCAATCTCTCCAAGGAGGATTGAGTATGGATAATATCAAGCGAATGGATGAACGGCAAGCTGCTCTGCATGAGCATTTTCCATCAACGCATTATTTGCATAAGCAGGAAAATGTTATGCGGCTCATGGAGTGGATCACATTCTATCGTCGCAACCCATCAAGATTTGTAGAGCATTATTTCGGAATCGTTCTTCATCTATACCAGCATATCATCTTGTATTTGATGGAGTTCGTTCCGAGCTTTTGTATTGTTGCTGCGCGATCTGCGGCAAAATCATTTCTAATTGCTATCTTTGCTTGTAAAGAGGCTATCTTACGGCCTGGGGCGAAAATTGTTGTTGCGTCGGCAACTAAAAAGCAAGCTCGCCTTATTGTGTCTGAGAAGATCAAAAAGGAGCTTATGCCAAAATCACCATTGTTGGCTGCTGAGATTGATAGCTTCAAAGATAACCAAAATGAAATTGAAGTGATTTTTAAGAATGGCAGCTCCATCGTAGTTGTTGCCGCAAATGAAAATGCTCGTGGTTATCGTGCAACGGTAATGATTTACGAAGAATTCCGTATGATCGTCAAGAACATCATTGATAGTGTTCTTTCGCCGTTCCTATATATCCGTCAGGCTGACTACTTGAAGCTTCCAGAGTATTCTTCCATGGTCGAAGAGCCGAAAGAGGTTTATATTTCTTCCGCGTGGTATCAAAGCCATTGGATGTGGAAGCTCATCCAGACTCTTACTAAGGATATGTTTACAGATGGTTCTTCGTGTGTAATTGCAATGGATTATAGTATTGCTTTGAAGCACAATATCAAAACGAGAAATTTCTTGATCAAAGAGCGGAAAAAGCTCGATCCGATTTCTTGGGCGATTGAGTATGAAAACCAGATGATTGCGGAAAATGCAAAATCTTTCTTCAATTATGAACAGCTCAATCGTAACCGTAGGTTGAAGAGGGCTTTCTATCCAAGAAGAAACGACGAAGCACTTTTGAAGCAGAAGAACAAGTATGATATTCCAAAGCAAGTTGGCGAAATTCGCATTTTGTCTTGCGATATTGCTATGGAGGGTGGCAACGCCACAGATAACTCTATTTATTCTTGCATTCGCCTACTTCCAGAGAGCCAAGAGTATAAAGTCATGGATACTCAGGGAGAACACATCGAAGTGAAGCGTGGATATAGACGTCAAGTCAGTTATATGGAGGCTGTTCATGGCGGCGAAACAACCAAGCAAGCCATTCGTATTAAGCAGCTATATACTGATTTCAATGCGGATTATTGTGTTTTGGACGGTCGTAATGCAGGTATCTCCGTTTACGATATGCTTGCTAAGGTTCTATATGACGAAGAGCGCAATATGGAGTATAAGCCTTGGAAATGTATGAACGATGAGAAAGTTGCTAATCGTATTCAGATTGCTGGCGCAGAAGAAAATGTTTACATTATCAAAGCACAGCTTGAAACGAATAGCAATATTGCTGAGTCGATGAGAAATGCTCTGAATTCCGGAATGATTGATCTATTGATTAGTAACACTGAGGCGGTTGATGAAATCGCAAACTTTATTCCTGAGTATGCTACTGCTGATGTGGATACGCAGCTTTTCTTTGAGCGTCCATATCTTGAAACGGTTGCCCTTATCAATGAAATGATTGATCTGGAATATGAGCGTGGAGAACAGACAGGGCTTATTAAGATTGTAAACAACAACAACCGTAAAGACCGCTATACTTCGGTCTCTTACGGTAATTATTTTGCTCAAATGCTTGAACACGACATGTTGTCAGATAGTTCGGAGTATGAGTATGTACCATTATTTAACTGAAGGAGGTGAGAAGATTGCCAAATAGTAAAAGACGCTTTCCGTTTTTCTGGAAAACAAATGAAGTCTACGAGGAAAATTCAGCGCCGCAAGATCCGACATATGAGTTTAACACGAATTTAGAAACTGCTTATATTCGGATGCTTCAAAGCTCTGGTCGTATGCCATATACGATTCAAGAAATTAGATCGTTTATTAGAAACCCGATGGCGAATATTGAAGCTATCAGAAATTTAGCGCATTGGGCTTATTATTCTAATGGCGTTGTTGCAAGCGGAATTGATTATATGCGGACGATGCACACGCTTGATGGTGTTATTGTCAGCAGATCAAAACGAGCTGACGGGAAAAGACCGCGCAATTATCGTATGAACAAGCAAAAAATGGAGGCAACTCTTCACACCATTCGATATAAGCAAGTAATTCGTGATGCGATTTTTAAGAATGCAAACGATGGTATGTATGTAGCTTATTTTGAGACCAATTATGCTACGCCAGACTATCGAACAGCTTTAACGGATTATGAGATTCAAAATATCACAGAGATCAATGCGATTGGTATGAACGCAATGGTTATTCCACTCCCTATTGATTACGTGAGAATTATTGGCCGCAGAAACAATAGCTATCAGGTAGCTTTTGATCTGCGGTATTTTTCTAATCTAAGTGAAGATGTCAGGAAAAGAAAACTTGCTGGATTCCCGAAAGAAATTCAAGAGGGGTATCTTGCATATGAGAATCAGACAATAGATGCTCCGTGGCTGCGACTCAATAACAACAAAACGATTGTGACCAAAATCAAGAGTGAAATTACAGATCCGTTCGGCATTCCATTTGCGATTGCCGCTTTGGATGATGTGAGTTATGCGCAGTATTTTGTAGATACCAAAAGAAATGTTTTGGATTCAGTCAACAATCAGATTGTGTACGAGACCTTCCCTGAGGGAAAGGAAAAAGGTACATCTGCTCTAAGCGAAAAGCAGCAGAAACAACAACACGATCTTGTGAAGAATGCGCTTGCCAGCAAGAGCAGAAATTCAAGTGGTACATCTTTCTTCTCTCTTGCAGCCGGCACAAAGCTGGACAGTATCTCCCTCGATGTTTCTCTGTTGGACGAGAAGAACGAGAACTCTATCATTGATTCTGTAAACAAGGATCTTGGTATTAGCGCGAGTGCATTAGATGGAAGTAGCACGGGTAACTATTCTACGGCAAATCTGAATTTGGAGCTTGTTTCTGCCAATGTGTATTCGTGGATTGAGGACATTGTTGACGAGCTGAATAAGTGCATCAATCAGAATATCATCAGCGATGCGAGTTGCCGCGTTGAGTTATATATCCTTCCAATTACGATGGTGAATAAGAACAATATGGTTGGATATATGGAATCGCTATATGCTCGTGGTAAGGGTAGTCTGTACGCATGGATTGCGGCGACAGGCTTTAATCCAGACAATTACATTGCGCTTATGGATCACGAGCTGGAAGAGGATTTTGAGAACAGATATCCGGTTCATAAGACTTCTTATACGATGTCGAGTGATGATGGCGGAAGACCATCTACGAATAGCGACAACCCGTCTTCTGTCCAGCAAAAGACGAACGGCGGAAATAATGCGCCAAAACCGTCAGCATAATTAGGAGGTGAGGAAAATGAACGAAGACCGTTTTATCGGGCGCATTTTTGAGCTTTCTAATGAACGGCAAATTACTGGTCGTAGAAAGATCAAAATTGTGCTACACGAGATTTTCCCATCTCATGATGTATGGCAGGAGAATGGAATTTCTTGGGACGAGGAATACACAACACAGAATATTGAATCTGTTACAAATATGTCTATCTGTGTTGAATTCCTAAGTGAAGAGCGCCATATATGGAAGATGCAACTGTGGTAGGCCACTGCGAGAAAGGCTATGTCACAGATATTGAAATCGACGGCGAAACAAAAAGAGTGCTTGTCGGTGAGGGATATATCGACGAAATGCGGTATCCAAAGTTTGTTGCGTGGTTGGCTGAAAAGCTAAAGAATGGCAGCGTAAAGGGATCTGTTGAAATCGTTGGTCGCCCAGAAAATGATAATCGTATTATTTACGATGGCGGTTGGAAAGAGCATGGCAGAGTTCCTCAGATTTACGATTATAGTGGATATGCCATTCTTGGTATCAGACCGGCAGATGATACCGCAATCGTTGTTGAGTTAAATAATAAATTGGAAAACAGCAAGGAGGAAACACCTATGGACGAAAAGGTAATGGGACAATTCGTCGAGCTTGTGAAGACTTCTGTTACTCAGACAATTACTGAGCTTAATAATAAAGGCGAGCAGTATGAGGGGCAGATTTCCGAGTTGAACGGTCAGTTGGCCGCAAAGGATGCGGAAATCGCTGAGCTGAATGAGAAGCTTGCGACAGCACAGGCGGATTTGGCCGCAAAGGACGAGGCTATGGAAGCACAGACTTCTGAGCTGAATTCTTTGAAAGAGACAAATGCTACTTTGGAGAAAGAGAAGAAAATCGCTGAGCTAAATTCTGCTCTGTCAGAGTTCAGCGCTGAGGAACAGGCTCTTGCGCAGGCTGAGATTGATGCGTTTAAGGCTGATCCTACAACTGTTGAGATCAACAGTATTACCAGTAAGATTTGCGTTGAGATGGTTCGCAAAAACAAGGAGATTCACAACGCTGAATTGAACAATGGCGCACCGGATATCTTTGGAGGGGTTTCTTCTCCTGAGGATAAAGGCGACGTAGATATCTTTGGTTAATAAGGAGGATAATAGAAATGAAGTACAAGACTATTGGTGCATTTAAGAATGTACAGAATGTGCCTTATTGCAAGGCTGCTTCTGATATGAAGGTCGGCATGGGCGTTATTTTGGATCGTGTTGCAAAGACAGCAACTCTTCCCGCATCCGAAGACGATGCAAAGAAGGTCGTATATATCGTTACCAATATCAATGATAAGCCTGAGCTACATAACAGCCCTGAGACTTATGTTGTAAACGAGGGCGAGTATGTTCGTGCCGATGATCTGAGAACCGTAAACGGTCTTGAAATTGAGTTTGCTGCTTTTGAGATCAATGGTGGCACTACTGGCTTGGCGGCTGAGGATCTGTTGGTGTTTGGCACTGACGGTAAGATCGTTAAGACAACAAGTGCAGATGGCTATGCTGTTTGCTTCAAGGTAATCCGCAAGACTCCATATATGGATGATGGCATTCTTGCTGAGATTGTTGCGCAGTAAGAATAGGTATAGGAGGAAAAACAAATGGATAACATTTTTGAACTAAACACCGTCAACAATGTTAAAGATGAAGTTGGCGCTTCTAAGGTAAAGTCCACCTCTCCGGTGGTTGAGGTCTTCTCTGCATTGGTGCAGGGCAAGAGCCTGTCATCTTTTGATGGTAAGATCGTTGATAAGTCAGTTGAGCATATCAAGGATCTTGCTGGTCGTGCTATTGACGGCGACCATCAGGCTGTTTCTGAGCTGAACGCTATTCAGCGTTTTGCTATCGAGCCTAAGCTGATTGAGGCTATTAAGATCTTCAATTTCATGGGTACATACAAAAGTGTTCCTTACGACACCGTTCCTATGATGAAGACCTATAAGTACGAGAGCATTGATTCTCGTTTCCAGGCTTCAAGCGGTGATGTGCCTTTTGCTACCCACAGCTTCCGCGAGTATCCTATCGGCACTCAGACCATTTCTTCTGGTTATGCCGTAGATTATCGTGAGCTGCAGAGCGGCAATTTTGACGGTACTATTGCCGAGGGTATTTCTCAGGTGCAGACTGACATGCAGAATAAGGCAGTTTACTATGTTATTGCCAAGCTGTATGATGCGCTGAAGAATGCTAAGGGCGTGAAGCACTTTGCTGAGAACAGCGGTGTTACGCAGACTGCTGTTGATGAGATGCTGAAGAAGATGCGTCGTTATGGTCGTGTGAACATTTGCGGCGATTATTCTGTTGTGTCTCAGTTCAACGATTTTGCTGGTTATAAGACTTTCGGTGCGAACACCATTCCGTTTGGCGCTGATGCTGTTGCCGAGGAAATCCGTAAGACCGGTCTGTTGAGCTTCTACAATGGTTCTCACATTGTTGAGCTGCCTAACGCTCTGGACTTCACTCGTATGAATGCCGACAAGACTTCTTACGAGCTGTATATGCCACAGGGCTTGCTATTCTTCATTCCTCAGGGCAAGATTGCTCCGTTGCAGATCTTCCGTCGTGGCGGTATGACCACTATGACTGGTGATGATATTGTAACTCGTCAGCACTTGACTCGTTTCGATATGGAAATCGGTGCTGGTGTTGCTGAGGGTATGGAGGATCAGATTGGTCTTCTGTCCGACACTAACTTTGAGGTTCCTTCTCTTTAATTAGGAATTAGTTAGACAATATAATGGAGGGAGGATATTCCTCCCTCCTACTTTATAACAAGGAGCGAAAGTAAATGGAACTAACCGATAAGGTTTTAATTGATAATTTGTGTAGCTGGCCTCTATACTTCCGCCGCCTAAATGGAGTGGGAGATATTCGTATTCCAGCAAATGTAACTGGATTTGCTATGCTGGACGTTGCAGAGGTGCAGATGCAGATTCAGTCTGGAAACAGAATGTTCGTTGGTAATGATCCAGCTCGTCCAGGCGACCATGCTCGTCTATTTATTCAAAACGATGCGCAGCGTAAGGCGTTGTTCGGCTATGCTGATACGACAGACGATGTACTTGTCTTGAATGCGGAGTCTGTGCGGGAGTTGCTGGCTCTTAGAAAGAAGGATGAGTTTAATGCTCGCCTTGCGGCTCTTGTCACCAATGATGCTGAAAAGAAAATGATTGCGCAGATTGCAAAGGAAAATGGCGGAGATGACGTCGCCGCTTGGAAAATGGACGCAATCAACAAGCTTGCTGAGTCAGTCACTCTTTAATTAAGGAGGTTTGGGTATGGAGAAAACTACTTTTGAAGAGATCGAGACCAGCTTTCATTCCATGCCTTTAACTAAGTATATTATCCCAACAGCGTTAGAGCAGGAATGGTTGAAATCTGCGGTTGCAGATTACGAACTTGATTTGAGCTGTGATCTTGAATATGACGAAGAGAATCACCGTTTTTCTTCTGTATTGGATCGACAGACTGTGCGTGTTCTTGCTCTCATGATGTATGTCAGCTATTTACAAAGAGAGCTTAGTCGTGTAATGGCGCTGAATGGAATTTATACAAAGGATGTTCAGATCACTGGTGCTGACGGAACGAAAAGAGTAACAAAGCAAGAACTTGAATTTGAGATTGGGCGCGTAAAAGAACGATTGCACAAACTGAAACAACACTGTTTTGACTAAGGAGGTGCTTGGATATGCCTATTGAGTGGTATCTAATGAAGCAGCCTACTTATAACAGTGGTTTTGAGGGCGATGAATTTGCGAATTATGCCCAAGATGGGTTTGAGGAAATTTTAGAGTCTGAGCTTGCTGATGATATTGAGATTTTTGAAAAGAGTCTCAGCGTTGAGCCAGTAAAGACACGAGCAATCATTCAGGGTGTGACGAGCGATACCTATAACAATAGTGTTATGCGTCAATTTATTTGTCGCATTGGGACACTTCGGGCAGGTCAATATATTAAGGCTCGTGGCCAGTATTGGATGGTTTATTCTCTTCCTGATAATAACAAGATGTATGAAAAGGCGATTGCGTGGCAGTGCAAATACTCTATCTACTTTATTTCGCCCATTACAGGCAAAGCAGTTGAGTACCCTGTTTACGATATCAATAGTACACAGTATGGTTCTGGTGAGACTGCCAAAACACATATGACCATTGGTACTTCGCAGCATCTTGTTTATATCCCATATAATTCTGAGACAATTATGCTTGATAGCGGTTTCCGGTTTTTGATTGATAAAAACCGAGAAGAGCCGACTGCATATCGTCTTGCTCAGGTGGACTCCGGAGGCTATTCGTGCGGTGCTGATGATGGGCTGTTGCAGTGGACGATTATTGAAAGTCAGTATGACAAAGATACTGATAACAAAGAACTGATGATTGCCGATTATTATGGCAAGTCGATTTATTCTAAGCCAGAAGATCCAGAGGAAGGATATTCTATCACATTAACTACGGATTCGTCCGGTAACAAGGTTACATTTGGTGAGGATATTCGTGTTGATCTGCACTGTTTCAAGGATGGTGTTCCCATTGATTCTTTCGAGGTTAATGCCAATCTGACAGATGGTAATGAATATGGTGAGATTAAAGAAGTTGGAGACGGATACATTATTGTTCGCGCGCTAAATAATCGAGATTATATTGGTCAGGAAATTACTCTTGAAGCGAGCAATGATGAGTATGGTGTTAGTGCGTCGATTATTCTAACGATAGGACGGTGGTATTGATGTATTTATCTGAGATACCGAGATATAGAGATGTCGTTATGGAGAGGATTTGTAAGTGCGACGCAATCATTGATTTGATTCGGCCTGAGGATCAGCCAGATATGAAGGCTTCCGACATGGCTTATAAATACATTTTTCCATATGACTACATTGTGGATAAGACCACAGAGGTAGGTACATATCTGTGTTTTGATGTTGCTGCTCCGCGTATCATCGACCGTGCTTTTTCTGATTTCCGTATTTACTTTTGGATTATTTCTCATGAAAGAGCAATGCGGACACCGAAAGGGCTTGTGACGGATCTTCTGTCTTGCGAAGTAGATAAGCTTATGAACGGTAGCCGAGAGTTTGGTCTTGGTAGAGTCGAGCTTATGGGATGGGATCGTTTTACACCTGCTGACGATTTTCATGGGCGCTCTCTTACCTATCGCACTGTTGACTTCAATCGGGAGTGATACAAAGTGGATAAGAGAGACTTGAATTTGCAGCTCTGTTCGGATGATCCGATTTTTGTTGGCGGAGTACCTATCTACCCTATTCCAATCAGCGAAATTGCCAAGATTGGATATATGAGATTTAACGCTGAGGTTCGTTTGCTCTGTTTGAACGAAAGTGATATCAGTGCAATGACCGGAAACGATATTTCTGATATTGGTGTTTTCAAATATCTGGTCGCAAACGCAATGCGAGATCAAGGGCTTATGGATACGATTTTGTTTTGGCTCTCTATTATCACGCATAGCAGAATGAAGTTTTCTTCTCGTAACCTATGTTTTACTTGTGGCGCATTCAATATCACACAAGAAAACTTTGATGAGGTACAAGCTGTTATTAGACTTCGTAATGGCTTACAAGACATTGAAGAAGAGGAAGAAAACCCAGATAACGAAGCTGCTCGCCGCGTATTACAGCGCAGAAAAGAAGAGCGGTTAAAGCGAAAACGCTTGAAAGAGGTCGATGAAGAGTCTGCGATTACGCTTGCTGATTTGGTCAGTATTTTAGCGAGTGGATTTGGCTTGACGATGGCGGATGTAATGAAATATGACATCTACCAGTTTAACGATCAATTCAATCGTCTAAAAATTATGGACGATTATGAAGTCAATGTTCAGGCACTACTACATGGTGCTAAGAAAGAAAATGTTAATTTGACTCACTGGATCACAAAAATTAAACACGATCCTGAGTAATACGGCAGTCTGGATTATTCCAGGCTGTTTATTTTTTTTAAGGAGGTACATACATGTCTAACGCAAAATTTGGCGCGAAGGAAGTCATGGACGTTGTTCTTTATGACATGGAGACAGATAAGCCGGTTATTCAGTTTGATAGTCTAAAGACTTCCAGCATTAGCGTAACCTCAGAAAAGGTTTACGCACGAGGCGGTAAGGGCAATCCGAAGCTGATTACATGGGAGATCAATAAGGAAGCAACCTTGACTATCGAGGACGCTTTGATTTCTCCGAAGTCTATGGAGCTTGTGTCCGGTATCGCTCGTAAGGTCGGTGTCCAGACCATTCGCATGAGACAGACAACCGAGTACGAAAACGGCGAGAATAAGGGTAAGATGTATCCTTTGAAGGCTGATGCTACCGGTAAGATTGCTCTGGCGTTTGCTCCGAATACCGATGTGAGCAAGATCTTGGTTTATCCGTTCGACTCCGATTGCGAAGAGGATGCTCTATTCGATATGACCGGTGCAACTCTTGATGCGGAGAACAAGACTCTTACCATTGAAGCGGCTAAGAATCAGCGTGTTGTGGTTTACTATGACTACGATAGTGAAGCTACTGCTGAGACCTATGTAATTGACGCTGAACACTTCAGCGGTACATACAAGCTGGTTGGTGATACCGTACTTCGTAACCAGAAGACCGGTAAGGATGAAGCTTTCCAGGTTACTATTCCAAATCTGAAGTTTACTTCTAATTTGGAGCTTGGTTTTGCTGCCGAGGGCGATCCTTCTACCACTACATTTGAGTGCGAGGTCATGCGCGACACCGATACTGGCGCGATGATTCAGATGGTGAAGTATTAAGGTGTTAATCACTTCGGGAGGGCGATTTGCCCTCCTGCTTTTCTATCAACAGGCAAGGTGAAAATATGAGTAAGAACAAGATTTTTGTATGCGATGTATTGCCTTGTGCTGGTGATCTGGATGTGGTTGTAGCACTCGTTGAAGACGGAGAAACAACGCGAGAAGTGCAAATCTGCATTCCGAAATACTGTGATATTTCCAAGTGTATTGGCGAGGAAATTTATTATGAAATCAAGAATGGGCGTGTGCGTCTCTCCGCAGTACGATCACCAAAACATGAGGTAGATGATCCTACGCAGGATATTGAAAGTGGAGAGGAATAACCTCTCCCTTTCTTTTGTTTTGCGAAGGGTGATGATATGAAAATTTTATCCATAGACCAGGCCAGAAATGGTGCTTGGGCTGTTTTTGACTATGAGACGAAAAAGCTCGAAACATACGGGACTTTTTCTTTTGGAAATAAGGACTATACATACGCAAGAGCGATTCTTGCTATTGAGAGTTTGGTCGATACGATTATCAAGACCTATAACATTTCGGCTGTGTTTATCGAAGACATTCAGCTTCGTGTAAATGTACAGTCTTTCAAAAAGCTTGCGCAACTTCAAGGTGTCCTCATAAATCTCTTTGAGAAGAATGAATACTTGTACGATTTCATTGCTCCAACTCAGTGGCAAAACTATTGTAAAGCAAGAGGACGGAGCAGTAAGGAAATCAAAGATAAAATTAAAGCCTTGGAAGCGTCTGGAAAGAAAGAGTCAAAAATTCTTTCCATTCAAGCGGCGAAAGAAATGTACGGAATTGACACGGACAATGATAATCTGGCCGATGCAATTATGATTGGGCATTTTGTAATTAACAACTATGACATTCGGTCAAATCAAGATGACCAAATCAAAATTGAGAAACATGAAAAATAATCTTAGAGAGGATGCTATAAATGGCAAAGAAGACTAATCGTGTTTCAATTAACGCGCTTGAGCGTTTTTGTAAGGAGACAACTCCAGATATTATGCAGCGTACATTTTCTATTGGTGATGAGACTATTACATATGAGGTAAAATTCCGCCTTACATTGGAAGAGTCTATGCGTTTTATTGAGGATGTTGTAAAAGAAGCTATTATGCCGAATGACGGTATGATTGTTCCGCTCGCACAGAGCTACATCATCGGAAAGAACATTCTCGTTTACTATGCGAATTTTACGATGCCGAACGATGAGAGTAAGGCGTATGAGCTGGTGTTGGGTGCAAATGGTATTATTGGCGATATTATCGGGTGTATTGACAATGCGCAATATCAGATGCTCTTAGCCGGTGTTCGTGATAGAGTTAATTTTGAGACGCAGAAGATGTTATCCGTGCAGGAACAGCGTGTCAACACATTGGTTGGTGAGATTTCTCGTTTTGCAGAGCAGATGGACAGTGTGTTTGGCAATATCAGCGGTGAGCAAATGGCTGGTTTCATTTCGAGCATGAGTAAGCTTTCTGATACACAGATTTCTACTGAAGAGCTTGCGAAAGCTTTCGTAGAGAACGCAAAAGAAAACAACTGATAGCAATTAAAGCTATGCGTATTGGTTGACTTTAGCGGGCGATTTTCCTATAATACAAGCATAGCTATGTTGATTAGGAGGTGTGCCTATGAGAAGAAGACCGAGACCGTTTATGCTGAGTGCATCGACTGGCGACGGCGCAGCTCTTGTCGTTATTGTTGGGTTGCTGTGCCTCCCACTTTCTGCATTTGTCGCACTACCAGCGATGCTTCTCACCGCAAAGCTTGTTGATAGTAATATCAATTGGTTTGTTTTGGTTTTGATAGTGCTTCCTGTTATCGCTGCGTCTGCCTGTTTCATAGCTACACCTATATTGGCAATCGTAAGTTTTGCTGCGCTGATTGCCGCTTTGTATTTTGTTAGGCAGTGGTTAAAGCGCTTGCCAGAGACAAGCCAGATCCGTGGTGAGTTTAAGCGTTTCCGAAAAATTGCAATATACGCAACGGTTGTATGCTACATTGGGTTTTTAATTGTTTTATTATTAGAAAACTACACAGCAATTATGACCATTATGACTTGTGCTACGCTTATTTTGCTCTTTGTTGTAGTTGGGCTATTTAGTTTTGTGATGTTTCTAATGTTTGACGCTAACAATGCGGCTAAGACATGCGAAGAGAATCAAAGCAAGATAAGCAATTCAAAAGAAAATGACAAATAATTGATTCATGAGTATTGCGCCGGCATATGCCGGCGCTTTTCTTATTTCGGAGGAACGATATGCCGCAGTTCAAAAATACGGCTGATCTGATGGCATATTTGAAAAAGGCTGTCGATGAGTCTTTAACTAATGATGTATTCCCTATTATCCGTGATGAAGAAGTTGAGGCAATCAAAGATATCGTTTATAGCATGGATACATCTGGGTATTATCAACGCAGATATGATTTTGGCGGTATCGGAGATCCATATAATATTGTGATTAAAGGCGATACTGCGCAAAACGGTATTTTATCGGTCATCAATATTACCGATCCAAACCCATATCTGAACGGTCGAAACGGAGATAGAGCTACGGTAAATAAGAATCTTCCGTATTTGATTGAGCATGGTCGTGGTGGATCTGGTGATCCTGGTTATGACTATTGGAGCAGACCGAAAGCCCGCCCGTTTACAGAAACTACGGTTGAGAGATTACAAGCTTCTGGTAAATGTACGCAGGCATTAAAACGAGGACTTATGAAGAAAGGCATTACGATTCGATAATCGGGTGTCTTTCTTTTCTTTATATAAGAAATTAGTTAAACAACTTATAAGTGAGGTGATTATGCGTGGATGATCTGCAAATTCTATTAAAAGCCGTGATTGACGAGAACAGCCAGTCTTCACTTGATTCTAAGCTTGCAAGTATTGCTAAGTCTTTGAGTGAGTCGCACACTGTAAAGCTGAAGGTTGGTTTTGATGAAGACTCCGTTAAAACGGTGCAGAGTCAGCTACAAACAATCGCCAAGCAGGTCGGTGGTGCAAACCATACTGGCACATATAAGCCGTTGCAGGTTTTTGATGCAACGCAATTAAAGGCTGACGGTCAGCGTTACTTTACATCGGTCAAAGATATCGTTAGTCGAGCGCAGGCCGAATTCAGTAAGCTTGGCAAGACGGATATTACGAATGTTTTTAAGGATTCTAAGGGAAACATCCAAAGTTTCACTGCCAGCGTTACTAAGGCTGATGGCGTTGTAGAGAAGTTTAATTTTAACCTCGCAAAAATCAAAGATGGCGCTCAATCCATAAAAGGGTTCGTTCAAAGTAACTCTATTTTGACAGATAAAAACGCCGGCTCTAATTTGGAGCAGACGCTTAACTATCTAAACAGAATCAATACGAAAATTGCTGATATCACGAGCAAAACATTGACAAACACATCAAAGCCGTTGCTTGGCGATATGGAGCAGTTTAATCAGTATCAAGAAAAACTGAATGCTGTAAAGGCTCGTATTGAAGAGATCAAGCAATCAAACACCACTCTCTCTTCTGAGCATAAGAGAGAAATTGACTCTATGGTTGCTGATCTTCAGCGCTATGCAAAGGAGCTACAAACTTCTGCGTATGCTGCAACGGATTTGAAAGCAAATACTTTTGCAAATCAAAAAGCCGAGTTGCAAGCAAGTCTTGAAACGCAAATTAAGAAATGGCAAAATGCCGGTATTTTCGGCGGTGACTTTAAGGCAAGCGTAGAAGAGGCAAAGACTGCGTTAGAGAATGCGTTGAATCCAAATGATCTTGACGCATATCGTCATAAGCTTGCGTTACTCGAACAGCAATTCAAGCAGTTGAAGCTTGATAATGCTGCTTCTGGGAAGTTATTGGATGCAGAAAAGCTCAATTCCAATATTCAAACAGCGCAGCTTAGGATTCAGAATCTAAAGCAGACATATAGTGCATTTGTTTCTGATCCAAACCTAATGTCGAAATGGCAGCAGCTTTTTGATGAGTCACAGATGGTTAGTTCTTCAAAAGAACTGACAAATTTAAATGCGAAAATTCGACTTTTTGAGCAGGAGCTTATCAGCGCAGATAAGCATAGCCAGTCTCTATTTGGAGAGCTGAAAAACAATATTGCGAAAATGGGATCTTGGATGGTACTTGGCGGTGTTATTGCGGGTATCATGCGAGGTGTCACTGGTCTTTATGATGCTGTTGTCGATTTGGATACGGCGATGACCAAACTGAAAAAGGTCACGGACGAAACTGATGAGTCGTATGATCGTTTTCTTTCTGACGCGGCGCAAAAGGCAGTTGATATCGGTACATCATATTCTGACTATGTAACTGCAACTGCAAATTTTGCTCGCCTTGGTTATTCGATGGCTGATGCTTCTGACCTTGCAGAAGTTGCTACAATTTATAGCGTCGTTGGTGACGAAATCAGCGATGTAAACGAGGCTACCAGCTCTATCATTTCCACAATGAAAGCGTTTGGTATTGAAGCCAGCGATGCAATGACCATCGTTGATAAATTCAACAAAATTGGCAATGAGTTCGCTATTTCTTCTGGCGGTGTCGGTGATGCGTTGCAGCGCTCCGCCTCCGCTATGGCTGCGGCAAACAACACAATTGATGAGTCAATCGCTCTAATTGTTGCGGCGAATAACGTCGTACAAGATCCTGATGCGGTTGGTACAATGTGGAAAACCGTTGCTATGCGTATTCGTGGCGCAAAGACTGAGCTTGAAGAAGCCGGTCTTGAAACCGAATATATGGCAGAAAGCACAGCAAAACTTCAGAAGCAAATCAAGGGATTGACCAATGTTGATGGCTCTGGCGGTTTTGACATTATGGCTGATGCCGATAATTTCAAGAGTACATATGAAATTATTCTTGGAATTAGTAAGGTCTGGGAGAAAATGAGCGATATCGACCAGGCTGCATTGCTTGAATTGCTGGCCGGTAAGCGTCAGGGTAACGCTCTGGCGGCGGCTATCGAAAATATGGACGATGCTGTTAGTGCCATGAACGCTTCTGTTAATGCGGAAGGTTCTGCTCTCGCTGAGCATGAAAAGTGGATGGACAGTATTGAGGCAAAGCAGCAAAAATTCCAAGCTCAGTATCAGGCTCTTGCAAAGACTATTTTGAATAGTGATTTGATTAAGGGCGCATATGATGCTGGAACTGGATTGCTCGGTTGGCTCACAAAACTTATTGAAACGCTTGGTGCATTTCCTACAATTCTTGCTGGTATCACTCCATTCTTTGATAAGCTTCAATTATTAAAAACAACCACATCGAAGAATTGGCTTGGTACTGGGACTGGCATTTCATTTGCATGGAATAGTGGAAAGCTTGAATTAGAAAATGATATTCGTCTACTTGATGAATACAAAACAAAGATTCAAGGTCTTGGCACATCAACAAGTGATTTGACACAACGTCAAATCGTATGGAACGATACAATTGGTCGTGGAAGTAATTCGCTGAAAACGGCTGTTCATGTAACAGATGATGCTACGATTTCTACTGACGCATATCGTTCATCAATGACAAACGCATCTGCATCTACAACAGCAATGGGCGTTGCGTCTAAAGCTGCGGCAGTCGGCGTACATGTGCTAAAGACCGCTCTGAATATGCTGATTAGTCTTGGTATTGGTCTTGCTATTTCGGCAATTGTTTCTGGAATTTCAAAGCTAATTAACAAGGCTAAGGAGGCTCGTCAGGCCGCTGTCGAAGCTGGTACTGCCGCTGCGGAAGATGCAAAGAAGCTGTATGATCTCGCATCTTCTTATATTGAGCTGAGTAATGCCGTCGAAGCTGGTACTGGCTCACAAGAAGATCTCATTGCTATTCAGGACGAGCTAATTGCCTATCTGAAAGATCAGGGAGTTGCTGTTGATAATTTGTCTGGTAGCTATGCAGATTTGCGAGATAGCATTATCGACGCAGCCAGAACGCAGTTACAAACCGATATTTCAAAAGGTGTTCGTGCTGCTAATGTTGCTAAAGAAGATGCTGTAAAAGAGCTTGATGGATATTTCAATAGTCATAGTTTCTACTCCGCAACTGGCAAAGAAGCTGGAGATGCTATGGCGTATCTCAAAGAGCTTGGGTTTACTGGTATTGATGATAGCGGTAGCAAGGGCGGCGGAACAATCTTCCTTCCAAGCGTATATAGTTCAGATGGTGGCTTAAAAGATGTCACATTTGAGGATTTAGCGGCGAATTATAAGTATCTACAAGATGCGATGAACGCAGTTCGTGACAAATTCGGAAGTGAAAATCCGGTATTTGAAGTTCTTGCGGATGCTTATAACGAATACGACGCTGCGTTGTCCGACGCAATTGATCAGATTGATAAAAACAATCAGATGATTGCGGAAGACGCTTTCCTTGCTGCTCAGAAGCTTGCAAAGCCAGAAAACCTTGACCAGTTTGAAAAGATGCGCAAGGATCTGATCCAGCAGGTTCAGAACGATTTGAGTTTCGACGAGAATGGTACATATTCTGCTGAGGAACTTGTTGATAAAACGCTTGGTACGAATGATTACTATGCTGGTTTGCTTGAAGAGCTAAATCAGCGCGAAAGTCAGGCTAAGCAAGTCAACGAGAAAATGCAGGCTATTGCTGAGGCGTTAGTTCCCAAAAACTACGAACAGTATGAGCCTGGCACATCTGCACATTTCCATGAGTTAGACGCATGGCTTGCTGAGGCTGATGAAGTCAAAGAAAAGCTACGCGGTCTATCAGATGAGGAATTTGAGGTTGCTTATGATGCGGTTATTAACCAAGGCGCAACGACTTGGGATGATATCACCGCAGCAATCGAAAAGTATAATAGTGAACAGGAAGTAGCAAGAAGACATTCTGAACAGCTCAAGACCACGATTAAGAGCCTTTGGAATTCTGAAAACTTTGCTGACGCTAAGGAAGAGCTGATGACTCTTTCGACAACACTTGATGGTATCACAGCCGAAAATGTAAAGGAATTGGCTGAGGAAAGCGGTATTCTTGCCGGTGTTCTTGATGAAGACGGTATGAATGCGCAATTCCTCGCACATATCTTACAGGTCATGGCTGAGGGTGGCGATGGTGTTGCTCTTATTACGGAGCAAGCGTTGAAGCTCAACGATGCTCTTGATGGCATGGTAGATAAGTTTGATAGTGTGACCGATGCGAAAGCGCGGTACGATGCTGCCATGTCTGTTGAGGAAAAGGATACTGACTTTAAGTCTTATGCAGAAGCCTTTGAGGAACTGAATAAGCAGTTTGAAGCAGGCACAACTAACTCGAACGCTTTCTGGGCTGCGGCTGAATTCCTGTTTGGTAGTGATCAGCTATCTACATGGGGATGGGGCGATGGCCTTGATGAAATCTACTCCGCAATGGAGAAAAACAAGATTGTGTTTGAGGACGCTGACAGTGCTGGTGCTGGCTTTGTTGAACGGCTATATCAGATGTCTCAGGCTGGTCAGTTAGTCAACGATCAGGGCGAAAAATTACTGGATATCAGTAAAGATTCTGATGGTGCTTATGTTTTCGACATTGATCCGGATAATCTGGACGCGATTGCCGAAAAGATGGGTATTACGACAGATGCGGTTCTTGCATGTCTGGAAGCTCTCTCCATGTGGGGAGATATTGATTTCTACGATATGAACGAGGTCGCAGATGTTATCGACGAAATTGGTCTATCTGCGGAGAATGCTGGAAAGAAAGCAATCAATGTTTCGGCGCTTACCGATCAGCTTATCACTCTTGGTAAGACTGACAAGGAAATCTATGATATTCTGACAGGTCTACAAGACCTCGATGGCGTTGTATTGTTGGATGCAGAGGGCAGCATTGACGGTTTAACGAACAGTCTTACTAATCTCGGTTTAGCAGCCAGCGATGGTATCACGGTCAATGTTGATGCAGAAGCTCTTGCCCCACTTCTTTCCGAATTAAATTTCACTAAGGAACAGGCAGAAGACCTAATTACAAAGCTTGGTGAAGCAGACGGTATTTCCCTCACAAATTCGCAGGGCGAAATTAAAGATACGACAGATGCGCTGGAGTATCTGAACGGTTTGGACTTTGCGACAGTAACTTCTAATGTTGATGGTGTTGCGCAGGCTGTCGATGATGTAGACGATGAGACAACTGATAATGTTGTTAATCAGTTTAATAACATTGAAACTGCTGCAAGCGACGCAGAGACCGCAGTAAAGCGCGTTCAGACTGCTGTTCAGCATTTGGACGGTCAAACCGCTACGGTTACGATTGACACAAAGCGTAAGAGCGGCATTCTTGGAGGTATTTTCGGATATGCTTCTGGTACTGGTGCTGCACCGGCTGGCGATGCGCTGGTTGGCGAAGAGGGCGCTGAGCTTATCCAGTCTGGCGATAAGGCTTATCTTGCAGGTGTAAATGGCGCTGAGGTTGTTAATCTCAAGCAAGGCGACCGTGTTTATACTGCCGATGAAACAAAGCGTATCGTACACGGATCTGGCAAGCAGCTCAAGGGTGTTATCCCAGCTTATGCGAAAGGCAGAGTCCAGACAGGTGGATTGCATGTCGAAACGGATAAGACTGGTTCAACTGGAACGCCGATCAAATTCAACGCTACGGTTGAAGCAACAATTGACGATAAGACATTAGAAGACCAGCTTAAAGATAAGCTGGACGATTTGGAAGAGCAGCTATCCGATATTATTGGTAATTTTGAGCATTCAATTTTCCTTCTGGAGAAGAATGACGGGACTCCAGAACAAATTATTGCCATCTATCGGAAGATGCAAGAAACAGTCCACGCACAAGCTGAAAAGTATCGTGCGCTTGGTTTAGATGACACCTCTGATTATATCCAAGACCTACAGAAAAAGTGGTGGGATTATCAGGATACGATTGAGGATATGTTGCATGATATTTACCAGACTGCGGTAGATAATCATAACAATATGCTTAGTCTGTTGGAGAACCAGTATGATATGCTGGACAACAATCAGACCAAGGATGCGATGTTGGATAATCTTTATAAGCAGCTTGAAGAACAAAAGAAGATTCAAGAAGAAGCTCATAAGGAAGAACGACGTCTGCGTGATCTCGGACTGGACGAAAACGACGAAGCAATTCAAGATTGTATTAACGCATGGTGGGGTGCTTATAATGATATTCAAGACATTAACTCTAAAATCGCAGATAATGTTCTTGATACATTTGATGACTTCATTGACTATGCCGATGATTTTGATTTGTGGGGAGATTTTAACTTCACCAAGGTTGATTACCTGAAACAAAAGCTGAAAGAGATCAATCGCCTATTTGAAGAGGGTGTTTTAACTCTGAAAGAGTATAACAGTCTCATGCGTGAAACTGGCGTTGAAATCTACAACGAACAGAAAGATGCTCTAACGAAAATCATTGAGATGACGATGGAGCTTGTCCGTCAAGAGGCTGAGGATCAGGTAGATGCTCTGGAAGCACAGATTGACGCTTTCCGTAAAATCATTGATTTGAAGAAAGAGTCTCTTTCTGCGACTAAGGATGAAGAAGACTATCAAAGAACTGTTGCAGAAAAAGTAGCTGAGATTGCTGAAAAGCAAGCAAAGCTTGCGCAGTTGGATCGTGATACGAGTGCATCTGCAAATGCTGAGAAGCAAAAGTTAGCGCAAGAGCTGGCTCAGCTTCAGCAGGAGTTGGCTGACTATCAAGCAGATTATGCGTATAATTCACAAGTTGATGCTTTGGATAAAGAAGCTGATACTTTTGAGAATACGAAAAATGATGAGATTTCCTATGTGAAGTCCACAGTTGATACGGAAGAAAAGGTGTATAATGCGGCTATTTCTCGTATCAACAGCAATTGGGAACAGCTATATACAGACCTGATTGAGTGGAACAAACAATATGGAGATATGATCGATGGCGAAGATTCTATTACCTCCGCTTGGAGAACTGCTAAGGCAGCAGCGCAAGAATACGGCGATGTCGTGTCTGCGCTGAACGGTATTAACTCTGAAATTTCCTACGCTGGAAAGAATGCTGACGATAAGCAAACGCAAATCGACAGGATTCTGAGTAAGATGCAGACAAATAGTAAGGGTTGGCGTACTGCAAAGACGCAGGAAGAAAAGAACCGTTTGGTTAAGGAGAACGAGGATCTTGCCGAGCAGCTTTCCGCTCTATTGGGGCGCAAGGTTGTTAAAGTGAATGGCGTTTGGTATCTTGATTCCGCAAATGGCCCGCGTCTATTCCATACTGGTTTAGATGAGGGTTATGTTGGCGGTCGAGCTACCGGTGCTGATGAAGTCCTTTCTGTTTTGAAGGATGGAGAGCTTGTTATGACGAAAGATCAGTATATGCGTATTTTCAATTCGTTGAAATATGGCATTACTGGTGTTTTGGACTCATTGATTGGCAATCTTACTTCTACATCACCCGCTGTTTCTGAGGTCGTTAAGTCGATCACAAACGACAATAGCAATACAGATAATTCGTCTACGGATGATCGTGTTACTATTCAGAACTACTTCCAGATGCAGAATGTGACGGAAGAAAATATGAAGGGCTTTGCTGAGTATTATGCTGATTTCACAATTGGAAAACTGATTAGTGCAAATCGGCGTAAAGGAATTAGAAACAAGGTTGCTAATTCTATGCTCAGAGGATAATTTTAAGAGGACACCCAATGGGTGTCCTCTTTGTTCTATAAAGGAGGTCTTGGTATGGTCATTGATTTTGCAAAGATCAATGTAAAAGAGCAGCCCGTGTTGATTCTCCAAAATCTTGATGATACCCCTATTGGAGTGCTAAAGTACGCATTCAATGTTGAGGCCGACCTTTGTTATAATGAGATTTCAACACTGACATTCGATCTACCAGCGTATGTGGATCGAAAGCTCACAGAGAACTATGGTCGAGTTGTCGGAATGCGAATTATTGATTTGATGAACTACGGTCGCTTCCTTTTGGTTGATCCAAAAGTGGATGATGATGGTATCAAGCAAATCAAAAGTTGTACTGCATATTCGCTTGAATATGAGTTTTCGTTTAAGAAGCTTCCATTGACAGAGGGGACATATAATTTGTGGAATCCTATTGCTCCGAAAGGAACAATTTTAGGGATGATTCTTGAACTAATGCCATCTTGGAGTGTTGGAAGCGTTGATGCAACTTTAATTGACAAGTATCGCACTTTCGATGATAGCGGAGATCAAAATATCTACAATTTCATGAAATCTGATTTGCAGGACTCATATGGTTGTATTTTTTATTTTGATACCTATAAACGACTAATTCATGTGCGTGATATGGCTTCTGCTGCGCCGATTACACCCGTATATTTTTCTGTAAAAAATCTCGTGAAAAATGTGAGTGTTGATGAGGATAGCGAAAGTATTGTAACTAATCTTGGCGTATATGGCGCGGATGGTGTTGATATCCGAAGTGTCAATCCGATGGGAACGAGTAGCGTTATCAATCTGCGGTATTTTATGACACTCGATAATTTTAGTCAGAGTGTGATTAACAAATATAATCTGTGGGAGGAAACATTTAAGTCTTACCAACAGCAATATTACAATCTGACAATTGAAGAAGCTCTGAAAACCGCTCAGCTTGTTACAGAACAAGCCGCTATGACTACCTTGCAAGGAGAATTGACAAGCCTTGAAAATATTCAAGCGGTTACTATTCAGGCTATTGCACAAGGGCTGAAATCACAAAGCGATCTAAATAGTGTCAATGCAAAAATTGATGCTAAGAAAGACGAAATTACACAGAAGCAATCTGAAATTGATGCTATTTCTGCGGAAGTTTCAAGTTTGAATGAGCAGATGGTCGCAATCAACAACAAGACCGCCCTATCTGCATATTTTACAGAAGATGAGTACAAGATCATCAATCGGTATCTGAAAGAAGACTCTATTTCGGAAGATTCGTTTGTGATTCCAAAGGTAGCTACCTATGATACCTCAGGTGAGAGCGTAAAAGTCTCTGGCGCTATTTTTAATATCAGTAGATCAGAGGTTATCAAAGTCAAGAACGATTTTGGTAAGGACATTTATTCTGCATCTGGTGGTGTTTTGGAATGTTCCACGAATGGTTTTGTTCTTCGAGCGAATCTAATCCGTGCGTCTTTGGATTTTGATAGTAACAATAACATTCTGTTTACTGCGCGTGTTAATGATGGCACACTGAATGACGCAGAGTTCCCTAACGCCTGTGTATCTATTTCAGGTACGGCTATTAGTGTTTCGTCTAATGTGAAAGCTGAATCTGAGGTCAATGGTGCGATTAGCTCAGGAAGTACATTGCAGTTCAAAATCAATACTGCAAATCTGTATTTCACAAGAAGTACAACAGAGTATGAACAGAGAACCGTAGAATGGGATCTATTTGAATATGGCAAAACTGTGTTGGAAAAAGTTTCGCAACCCTCTTATACATTTTCACTTGATTTAGCCAACTTTCTTGCTATGTCAGAATTCAAGTATTTCAAAAATCACTTGGAGCTTGGTAGCAAGGTTTATTGGCAAGATCGTGATGGTAAGGTTTTGCAGCCTATTTTACTTGGAGTCCATATTCCATTTGAAGATTTGTCTAAGTTCGAGGTGACATTATCCAGCAAGTATAATCTTTCTGGAAATGATTTTTCATATTCAGATGCTTTGAGTGATAGTGTGTCTGCGGGCAAAACGCTTGATAGTGGCAAATGGACATATAATCAGTTTGTGAATAGTGGTGCAGAAACATCACTAAGCAAATTCATGAAGTCTGCGCTGGATATCGCAAAGAACAATATCATGTCATCAAGCGGACAGGATATTTCATGGAGTGAGTCTGGTTTGCGTCTACGGAAACGAGTTGATGGATCGCCTACAGAATATGAGCCGTACCAGATTTGGATGAACAACGGTTCGATCATGTTTACCACAGATAATTGGCAAACAGCGAATCTTGCTATCGGTCAAATGGTATCTGAAGATGGTACGCTTATTAGCGGTGTAATTGCTGATAGTCTCATTGGTAAGCTGATTGCCAGCAACAGTATGATTATCGAAAGCAAAAAGAAAGACGGAAATACTTCTGTGTTTCGTGTTGATGGAAACGGCGCTTCTCTCCATAATGCTATTTTTGATATCTACAATGCTAATCAGGTGCAAATCACTCTAAATCCGTATTCCGGAATTGCAATTGGCAAGTATCCGTTGTATGACGGTGATGAGTATACCATTGATGAAAAGAACGCATCTTTCTGGGTCGATACAGACGGAAATGTTCATATCAAAGGTACGCTTGAGGGCTGTGACGGTAAATTCAGCGGTGAGCTTTCTGCTGCAAGTGGTAATTTCAAAGGCGTTGTACAAGCATCTGATTTTCTGGACAAGTCTGGAAAGTCAATGCTGACATCTGATAAGAACAAGTTTGATAGCAATTATCTTGATCTTGGAAATATTCAGATTGACGGCACAACTGGTAATATCACGATGACTGGAAGCATCAATCTTCAAGGAAACATTACTTGGGGAACCGGCAGCAGTCCCGTTCGCGTTTTGTATGGCAGATCAAGTTATGCAACACCTGCCTCTCCGTACTCTTCCTATCCAAGTTCGTCTTCAAGTGGTTGGCACAGAAGCTTGAGCGTTTCATATGACTACTATGCTTCGTATTCTTATGACGGCGGTAATACTTGGACTTCTGCAATGAAGATTCAAGGTAAAGATGGTCGTGATGGATATGACGGCGCAGACGGTAGCGATGCGAATGTTACTCGTGGTAATATTGCTAAGGCTTTGTACGAGAATTCGGATGACTATTATTACGATGGTATTTATTCGTACAGATATAACGGTCGATATTATCTTGCTATTAACGCATCATATATTCTCGCTGGTAATATTGACGCTGATAATATTGCGCTTACCTGTGGCTATGGCGGATTCGCAAAAGGATATGGTTCTGGTAGCGGCGGTAATCGAACATACGGTTCTATGATGTATGGCGGAAATGGTGAAGGTAACGCCCCATACTTCATTGTTACGGATTCTGGATGCCGAATGACTGGTCTGGATGAAATCGGTGCAATGGACTTCTTCATTACTGCCAATGGCATTTATGCAAGTGAAGAAATTACGCTGCGCTCTGATAGACGATTGAAGAATACCATCGACTACGACTTTGATCGTTATGATGAATTTTTCATGGGGCTGAAACCAGCGACATTTAAGTATAACAATGGTCATGGTGGAAGACTTCATTCTGGATTTATTGCACAGGATGTTGAAGATGCTCTTCACAACGCCGGCCTGTCTAATATGGATTTTGCTGGTTTGGTTATTGCACCTATTGAAGAGGTCAACGAGGCAGACGGAATTACTGACAATTACTACAAGCTTCGCTACGGCGAGTTCATTTCTCTGAATACACACATGATTCAGAAACTATATCGTCGTATCACCAAGCTTGAAAATGAATTGCAATCTTTGAAAGAGGGTTAATATATGAAGGATGAAGTTATCAATCGTTTAGTTGCTGTACTGAATGCGCTTGACAATATTTCTGTTCGCGGGAAGCCGAATCTTGCAAATCTGAGTGGAAGTATCGCCATTCTTGAAGAGACGAGAGACATTTTGCTTGGTTGTGAGATTACAAAGGAAGAGGAACAGCCAAAGGATAAGTAAGCGGAGGTGCAGTTATGGCTTTTTGGGGTGACTATTTTATTTTTGATGGTATCCCTTGCACGGAATACGGGCTAAGGCTTTACGAAGTCAATGGTGTTTCTCCTGGTAATGGTAGTTTTCCTACGCCGGCAGAAATTTCGGAAGACCGTATTTCTGGTCGATATAAGCCGCTGTTTTATGGTATCACACAAAATGAGCCATTGACATTCAAAATGGTATTTGGAGCTGATAAGTCGTTTGTGAAAACAAACGGCTTTTTTGATGCCTGGGATCGGGAGGCAATCAGTGCATGGTTGTCTCCTGTCGATGGTTATAAGTGGTTGGAAATTGAGCAGGCCGATATGGAGCAGGTTCGATATCGGTGCTTGATTGAAGATTTGCAGATGGTGGAAATCGGAAATTTACCGATTGCTTTTTCATGCACTGTTCGATGCGATTCCCCATTTGCCTATCAGTATCCGGTGACATATAGCTATAACTGCAGCGGCAACACTAACATTATTTTGCGCAATCTCGGTAGCTATCGTGGTGGATATCAGCCAAAGCTAAAAATCACACTGAACGGAAGTAACGCTATCAAAATCATCAATCATTCTGATAACGATAGGTTTTTTGCATTGAGCGATCTTCCGCAAGACTACTTCTTGGAGATTGAAGTGGATAATGAAAATGGTGTAATTACAAATAATATGGATTTGAACCTATATCCATATTTCAATTTTGAATTCTTCAAGCTTGTTTGTGGTGACAATTTGCTTGAAGTGGTTGGGAATTGTATGTTGGAAATCCAATGTGAGTTTCCCGTAAATGTTGGAGGTTAATATGCAATCAAAAGTTTATGACCTACCTGAAATCCTTTTTGTTGGCGGGGAAACACACGATTTACGATTTTGCCTATTCACTGATACACGAAAGCCGTTCAGCGCATCAGGCGCTACGGCTACATTTTCAGTGGTGTATTCAGTAAATCGTACAGGTACTCCGGTGTTATCAAAGCCCATGTCCATTGTTGCAAATGATGATGGCGTTGAAAATATTCTGACGGTTACGCTTCTCCCACAAGAGACCGTGAACCTATATGGCAAGTATATCTATCAGATCACCATTCAGGATATGTCCGGAGAAACTGAGATTCCAAGCCAAGGCATTTTAGGTATTACAAACAATATTGATAAGGCAATCATCAAATAAGGAGGATTTGCGATGACTACTACATATTTCTTGAATCAGGTGATGGGTAATCTATTTCACACAAAGGAGAATCCGGCGCTTCCAGGCGATTATTACATTGGTTTAAGCGCGACTGAACCTGGTGTAGATGGATCTGGCGTATCTGAACCGGCTTCAAGCGCTGGTTATAAGCGTGTCAAGCTAACCGTTCTGAGCGAGCCGACTGCTGGTGTAATTAAGAATACTGCTGCGGTTTCGTTTGATGAGTCAACTGCGAACTGGGGTACAATGACGCATTTCGTTATTTACGACGCTTTGACTGGCGGAAATCTGCTCATGTTTGATGAGCTGTCTTCTGCTCGTAATGTTGAAACTGCGACCATCGTTACCATCAAGGCTGGTAGCCTGACTTTGACATTGAGCAATCCTACATAAAATTAGCTAAACAATTTGGCGGTGAGTTATGGCACAAGAATATAATATCTATCTTCGCAAGCGGCTGACGGAGTTTGATGTTATTATCAAAAATCTTCCGTATCGAGACGGCCTAATCATGTATAACAAAATGTATCTGGATGCGATGGTTAATTATTTGTGCCTACAAAGATTTATCATCGGAGAGAGTGACGCTAATCTTAGAACTGAGATTGACGAATTGTTAGAGCGTGTATTTAATACATTTCAGAGCAAGGTTGAGATTGACTTGGATGTTGAATTGGCTGCTGGTAAGCCGATCTCTGGTCAATCCGACCTTGTTTTTGCAACGAGTCCATTTGAGATTGGCGAAGAAACATACGAGGTTTTTCAAAATCTAACGAGACTTACAACATCTGCATTGCAATACGATCTTGCGAAGTCAATTGGAAGCGGGCGTAGTGATTTAATCTTTCACACATCAACCGCTAATACATTAAAAACTGCTTTTGATAAGATGCAGAATGATATCGAGCTTTTGTCCAGTGCCGATACAAAGAAAGAAACATTTGCTGGTGTTGGCGCAGAGATGCAATTAAACACAGACCGCTTTGATTTGTACTACCTGCTTGCTGTGCAAGGAGAAGCTGTTATGAATCTGCTTTGTTCGATGGATTTTGAAATGTGGTACACGCTTGGCAATGCAAATCAGACATTTTATTTGACTGCTGTAAACAACGGTGTGAAATCGACAAAGTATCTTTCTGCGGATGGATTTATGTCACTAATTGCTGCAGTCAACGAATCTCTCGAAGCGTTTATTAAGGCGGAATTTGCAGAGCTTCATTTGACACCAAATGTTACTGCCGGCCTAAAGCGATATCGTTTGCTGTCTGACCTCGATTCGTCTACTCTTAGCAGCATAGATTCTGTATCACTTGACGAGCTTGATTATGTTGAGCTGGCTTAAAACGATTAGGAAGGTGTTTATATATGTCTAAGGGTACGCTTGGTAGTTTTAATGGAACTACAACAGCGAATGCAAACATGGTCGATGTATTCAGAAAAAACGAAATTGAATTACATCAGAATAGTGTTTTAGCATTCGCTGAACGAATGATTATTAAGAAAATTGGCATTCAATGCGATCCAGGCACAGAGGTATCTATCAATGGATGTGATATCCCGATTGTGTCTGGTGTTTTTGAATTAGGGTATGGGCAAATTGACATTACAAGTCTTGTTTTCAAACAGGCTGTAGCTGTCAACATCTATTACATGTATTAACAAACAGGAGGTTGCTATGAGTGATATTCCTTTTTGGAGTGGAGGTTCTGGCGGCGGAACAGGCGGAGTTTCTAACTACGACAAGCTTTCCAACAAGCCGGTAACAAACATCAGCGGCTCTGGTATTGTTATTTCAAGCTTATCTACTGGCGTTTACAATATCGACGGAACATGGAAGATTACCCCAGATGATGATGAGCGCGAGACATTAAAAGATGATCTTTTCTATGTTAAAAATGACGGAGATAATGTCAAACTCACATGGATCAGCGCCGGACTGATTAAGACATACGGCGTTCCATCTGACGGTGGTAAGGATGATATTGTTGAAGACAGTGTTGCCACATCTTCTGCGGTCATTGCAGATATGATTGGCAGTTTTTAATTTGTGCAGAAAGAGTAGCGCTATCTTTTTGTAAATATTCTGTAAGCTAAATAACAAGAAAGGAGAACAAGATAATGGCTCATTTTGTGTATACGGGCTTGAAAGCAAATTTGCCAGAAGTCCGTGAAAATGCGTTTTATCTTTGTACGGACACAAGAGAGATTTACTTTGGTGCAGATCTCTTTACCGAGGCAGTTCGTACATACACTGGTGAAAAACCGGCAACTCCTGCCACTGGCGTTCTGTATGTTAATACGGACACCAAGGTTGGTGAGATTTGGACTGGTAGTGCATGGGTACAGTTATTCGGTGGATCGTCAACAGACGATATTGTGTTCACAGAAGATCTGGTGTTTACATATCAGTTTGGTAAGTATACACCGGTCGGAGGCAAGGTCACAGTTCCAGCAAAAGATAAGACTTTGACAGAGCTTTTGAATGACGCTTTCGCAGAAGATCAAAACCCGACTGTAACTCAGCCGAGTGTTACATTAACTGCGGCTAAGATCAAGGCATATGAAGTTGGTACAAAGGTATCTCCAGATTACTCTGCTGTGCTAAATGCTGGTTCTTATGAATTCGGGCCGGCAACTGGCATCGTTGCTTCCGCATGGAAAGTGACAAATACAGATGGCGGTGAGAAAACAACTGCAAGTGGAACATTCGATGAGATTACCGTTGGCGATGACACAGCATATTCCATCACTGCCGAGGCGACTTATGCAGACGGTGCTATGCCGAAGACTGCATTGGAAAAGGCTTATGCTGCTGGGCAGATCAAGGCAGGTAAGAAGACGGCTACGAAGAGCAAGATTTCTGGCTATCGTAACAGTTTCTACGGTTCTTTGACTGCCAAAGATGGTGTGGTAAACTCTGCGCTTGTCCGCGCTTTGTCCGGAAAGAGTAATAAGGCACTTGCTGCTGGAAACAGTTTTACCATCTCTATTCCCGTTGGAGCTATCCGTGTCGTGTTTGCATATCCCGCTTCGCTGCGTGATGTCAACTCTGTTCAGGACGTCAACGGAATGAACGCAGAGGTTAAAACTGCGTTTACACAGTCCGTTGTTTCTGTTGAGGGTGCTAACGGATATGACGGTATTGATTATAAGGTGTATGTGATGGATATGGCTAATGCCAACGACACCGCAAACACTTATAAGGTCACAATTTGAGGAAGGAGTGAATTGTAATGGCTGATTTTGGTAAGCTAAATTTCGCGGTTGCATTCGTTCCTCAGACTGCTTTCCCTTTGGACGGACGTACATATTTTGAAAGCCTTGAAACGGCGCAGGCCGCTGCTGCAACTGCTGTTCCTGTCGGCAGCTCTGATGGTGTATATCATTATGGTATGCAACTATTTGTCGTTGAGAACGGTGTGTCTGCTGGATATCGTATCCAACCGGATAAGACTCTTACGAAAGTCGATGGTATTTCTGCCGAGGATCTTGTCGGAGAGTTTTAACCTATTTGCTTGATTTGGCGAGGGCAATAGCCCTCGCTTAATCTATATTTATCACTATTTTATAAGCCGTATCAACGGCAAGAAAGGATGAAGAAACTATGGCAAATCTAATTTATAAGGGCTTGAAAGCTAACTTGCCTGCGGAGCGTAATGCAAACAGCTTCTATCTCTGCACGGATACCCGTGAGCTGTTCTTCGGCGCAAATCTTTACACTGAGGCTGTGCGCTTCTACGATGGTACTAAGCCTACCGCTCCTGCCCAGGGTGTGTTGTACATTGACACTGTTTCTGGCGCTGGTGATGTGTGGAATGGTACTACATGGAAGTCTGTTTTCACCGCTATTGTAACAAAGACCGTTGCTACAACTATCGGTGCTTCTGCAAGTGACAGCGAAGTGCCTACTGCAAAGGCAGTCAAGGATTATGTTGCTGGTATTACTGGTAGCGAACTTGGTGAGCTGGCGCACAAGGACAATGTGTCTGAGAACGAGCTTGAAGAGACTCTAAAGAACAAGATCAACGGTAAGGTTGATTCTGTTGGTGCTGGCGACAACAGTGTTGACGTCGGCGGTACTGCCACTAAGCCTACTGTTAAGGTGAAGCTTTCTCCCGCTGCTGGCAATGCTTTGGAGCTTGACGAGACCGAAGGTCAAGAAGGTCTGAAGGTCATTATCCCAAATGCAGACACCTATACTGTCGTTAAGGATGAGTCTGCTGCTGAAGGTTTTGCTGCAACTTACCATCTGACTAAGAATGGTGCAAATGTCGGCGCTGCAATCAATATTCCTAAGGATATGGTTGTTCAGAGCGGTACTGTTGTCACCAATCCGGAAGGTCAGGCTAATGGTACTTATCTGAAGCTGGTGCTTGCCAATGCTGAGAACAGCGAGATCTACATCCCTGTTGATTCTCTGATTGAGTATGTCACCTCTGGTTCTGCAGCTGGCGATATGGTCGTTATCGACATTGATGAGACCACTCATAAGGTAACTGCTACTATCACTGATGGTACTATTACCAAGGCTAAGCTGACTGCTGAGCTGCAGACCGAGATCAATAAGATTCACACTCATGCCAATAAGGACGAGCTGGATAAGATTGAGACCGGCGATAAGGAGAAGTGGGATACCGCTGCTGGTAAGGCGCATGAACACGCTAATAAGGCAGAGCTTGATAAGATCGCAGTTGGCGACAAGGCAAAGTGGGATGCCGCAGAGCAGAACGCAAAGGACTATGCGGATGAACTGAACACCGCTATGGACGGTCGTATGACTGCTGCTGATGGTAAGCTTACTACTTTGCAGGGCGACGAGAAGACCGAGGGTTCTGTTAAGAAGGCTCTTGCTGATGCTAAGGGCTATGCAGACGGCTTGAACAGCGACATGGATACCCGTGTCAAGGCTGTTGAGGAAGCTGTCACTGTCGGTACTTTTTAATCGAGGATTTTTCATTCGTTTTAATCAATGATATATCCGAAAACGGCGGACGGGCAAAAGCCCGTCCGCTTTCTTTATCAATTTAAGGAGGTGTGCAAGTGGGATACAATTTTCGGGTTTTTGAAACTGTAAAAAGCAAGGCTGAAAACACTGCCTTGATTCCGATTACACCTGGACGGTATCTGATCTGCACTGATACTTCCGATGTCTACTATGACACCAAAGACAATGTTCGTAAGCATCTTACAGACATTATTGATTTGGAGACAGACGCGGAAAGAACAGCAATTCTTGCTCCATTGGACAAATTTTACTTTGTAAAAGATACGGCTCACTTCTGGCGCTATTTGAATGATGCGTGGGTTGACCTCACATCTGGAAGCGGCGCAAGCGACGCTGTTTATGCAACTCTGGCCGCAGATGGATGGGTAAACGGCAAACAGAGTATTTCGATCAATGGATTAGGTGCAAATCAGAATGGAATTATCAGCATTACACAAGACATTTCAGCACAAGCGATGGAGGCAGTAAAGAATGGAGAGCTTTATGTCTGCGCTCAGGCCGATGGAACTATCACAATCGCTGCGGATGGCACTGTACCCACCTGCGATATTCCAACCGTCATTATTTTGCTGAGTTAAGAAAGGCGGTGTTGACGGATGAGCGAAACAACTAACTACGGGCTTTATTTGGAAGATGATGCGTCTGCTAAGTTCCAAACATGGAGACAGAAAATGAATGGTTCTGGACAATCCAACATGGTGAAAATTGACACCGCTCTTGGCGAGAAAGCAGACAAAAGCACTTCAGCTACGGCAACATTGCTGGCTTCCGCATGGGTAGGCGTAGATGCTCCTTTCACACAAGAACTCTCTATTGAGGGGCTTGGTGCTGCGCAAAACGGAACTATTTCGGTGGCGCATAGTGCGACTGCCGAGCAACGGGAAATTGCGCGAGAAGCGTTGCTCTCCATCACTGGTCAGGAAAACGGAAAGCTACAAATCGTAGCTGATGGCGAACTGCCAGAACAAGACATTCCCGTTGTAATTATTCTCTTAGGTTAATGGAGGAATCAATATGCCTATTATTTCTAATTTCCCAACTGGCGGCGGATCTGGCGGCGGACTTGCCCTTGCTGCTGTTACGGGAATTACAACGCTCGCGGCGGCTGGAAAGGTCTATGTAAAATGGACTGATCCTGATGATATGGTCGTTGCCGGCTCTACTCTTGCTGCATGGGGAGGAACACTCCTTGTTCGTAAGGCTGGTTCTGCTCCGACAAGTCGTAGAGATGGCACAATCGTTCTCGATAGCAAGACGCGAGATCAATATAAATCTGCTTATTTCTGTGATAGTGGATTGACTAACGGCGTGAAGTATTACTACAAGCTGTTCCCATACACTACCACTGGTACATATACGGACAGCACGGATGATGAATTCAATGTTACCCCTGCTGCCGTAAAGGTCGGTGATATTTCTGGCGCGAGTGCCGTTGCTGCTGGCAATGGAAAGCTTGCAATCAAGTGGACTGATCCATCCGCAACCGTGGTTTCGGATGGTGTGACGCTTGCAACATGGGCGAGTACAAAGATCGTTGTTAAAGCTGGAAGTTATGCAACTTCTCCAGATGATAGCGATGCAGCTTACAGCCTAAATGTAACCACTCGCAATCAGTATGCGAATTCTGCGCTTACTGTTACTGGCCTAACTAACGGAACAACCTATTACATTTCATTCTTCCCCATCTCTACGGATGGCGCAGTTAATGTAAACACAAGTAATAGAATAACCGGAACTCCAAATCGTTTGACGATTTCGACTGTTCCGAGCCAGAGTGGGACGCTGACATATAATAAGAATTCACAGTCTCCTTCTTGGAGAAACTATGATACATCCAAGATGACGATTGGTGGAACGACATCAGGAACAAATGCTGGCACATACAATGCGACATTTACGCCGAAGGATGACTATTGCTGGTCTGACGGTACGATTACGGCAAAGACCGTTTCTTGGAAGATCGGCAAGGCAACTGGCACTCTGACTGTAAGCAAGACAAGTATCACGCTGAATTTAAGTAAACTGACTGATACATTCACCATCGGCGGAAATTATGATGGTACTTTGAGTGTTGTATCTAATAAAACAAGCGTGGCGACAGCTTCTCGCAGTGGGACTACGGTTACTGTTTCTCATGTGAATCAGACAAACGGTGAAGCCACTATTACAGTAAGCTGTACTGCCGGCACGAATTATACCGCGCCCACAAGCAAAACTGTTACGGTCAAAGCTGAGTTTATTCTTGCTACGCTGAATGACAACTCTTGGGCTGCTATTCATAGCGTCTCTGGAACAGGTGCGAGCTATTGGGCAGTTGGTGATCGTAAGGCCGTTTCTGTGAGCGGAACAGTTGGTACTAAGTCAGTTAGTGGAACTTATTATGTTTATATCCTCGGATTTAATCATAATGGAGCAACCGGAATTGATTTTGGTACATTCAAGACCGCTTTGACTAATGGTGTTGATATTTGCTTGACCGATAGTAAGTACAACAGCTATTCCACAGACGGAACGAAATATTTCAACATGAACCATAGTTCAAATACGAACTCTGGTGGTTGGAAAGGCTGCGATCTTCGTTACGATGTACTTGGTTCAACAAATACGAATGATGGCGATGCTACATCTACGACGGCAACGAGTCCTGTTGCGAACACACTGATGGCGGCTCTTCCGTCAGATCTTCGTGCTGTGATGCAACCAATGACAATCTATACGGATAATGTTGGTGGCGGCTCAAATACGGCATCGAATGTTACCACATCTGTTGACTACTTGCCGCTATTGGCTGAGTATGAGATTTTTGGTAGTAGATCCTACGCGAATTCTTCCGAACAGACTTATCAGGCACAGTATCAATACTTCAAGAATGGTAACTCTAAGGTGAAGTATCGTGATAGCTCCACTTCTACCACTGCGTGTTGGTGGGAGCGTTCTCCGTACTCCAACTACAGCTACTACTTCTGCTGTGTCAACACAGACGGCACGGCGGGCAACCACCGGCATCGCCAGGTATTCCCGTGGCCTCGCCCCCGCTTTCCGCGTCTAATCCAGTATCAAGAGAATCCTGCCCTCGAAAGAGGGCGGGTTTCTTTTTGTTTTTCAAAATATAAAAGGAGTTCTATTTATGTCGGTATTAAAAGCACATAGATCTGAAAGCAAGGCTGAGTTTGTGAATACTGCAAATAAGATTTATGTGGAAACGATCAACTTCTTATCACGACTTTCTGCAAGATTTTCAAGACTGATGGCAAACGATGTATCACATCTCGCGTCAGAAGTTCTCGTGAATGCAGAAAAGGCAAACAGTATCTTCCCATCGGATCATACCAGAAAGGAATTGCGCAAGCAGCACCTTTTAGAGTCAAGAGCTGCATTGATGGCTTTGGATGTTGAGCTGTCTCATTGCTATGACATTATGATGCTGAATCCGGAGGGATGTTTCACAACATCAAATGGGAATCCAGTTAAACCAGCGAGAGCAAAAGAAATTCTTGAAAATATGGCGCAATCGCTTGGTGTATTGATTGATTCCGAAAACGGTCTTTTAACGAATACATTAAAGAGCGATAAAGACCGCTGATATAACTACCCACGATAGTTGGGCTTTGCTTACCAGATCATAAAATTGGGTGCATTTCTGTAAAACCTGTCGGCTTTGGGGATTCCCGCTGTCCACTGCGAATTGGTGGGAGCGTTCTCCGTACTACAACAACAGCAACAACTTCTGCAATGTCAACACAGACGGCACAGCGAACAACAACAACGCCAGGAATTCCAATGGCCTCGCCCCCGATTTCGCAACCCTTTTAGGTTATGGTCAAATACTGTAGTCCTTTTGAGGATGAAGGAGCCCTTTGCGAAAGGAGAAATGTTTCCCGTGGATAAAACCCAGAACTGTTCTTTTGATGCTTTTGCACGGACGCTTCTTGCATGGTGGGAGGATATTGTGCTTAATCCCATTTCATGTGTCAAAGCAAAGCAGTTTAGGCGCACTCTATATTACAACTGTACGAAAGGCGAATAACTATTTATGACAAGCAAAGAGCGTCATGAGGCAAGATTCCAACGACGGAAAGCCGAGAGATGGCGCAAGAAACAAGAACGAAGCCTTGCTGTAGGAACAATGGCAGATGTATTTTCCTACAGCGACTTATACAAAGCAGGAAAGCAATGCTGCAATGGTGTGCGTTGGAAGAATAGCACACAAAGATTTGAAATGCACTTGTTTTCCGGTACAGCACGACGGAGAAAATTACTTCTGGATAAAATGTGGAATCCATGTCCATATGTCCATTTTGTTATCTCTGAGCGTGGTAAAACAAGACCAATTGACGCACCTCGTATTCAAGACAGACAGATACATAAGGTTTATACAAAGAAAGTTCTTTTGCCTTTGTATTTGCCAGATATGATTTGGAATAACGGAGCAAGTCTTCCAGGCAAAGGCTTTCATTTCTCTAAGAGGCTTTTGCGTGAGGATTTGCATTATCATTTTAAGCGCTATGGTAGAGATGGAAGCATAATCCTTTTAGATTGCAAACAATTCTTTCCGAGTGCATCGCACCGTGTTATTTATGCTCGTCACGACAGGCTGATTCATGATTACGACTTGCGAAAGCTTGGCGATGATATCGTTGCATCAAGCACAGGTGATAAAGGTATGCCGCTTGGAGTTGAGCCAAGTCAGGCTGAAATGATTGCTTTCCCATCTCCGCTTGATAACTACATTAAATGCCAGCTCTCTATTAAATGCGCTGGTCATTATATGGATGACTACTATATCATAGTCCCTCCGAATCAAGATCCAAAGGAGATCATGCGTCTTATTGTTCAAAAAGCGTCGGAACTGGATTTGACGATTAGTAAAGAAAAATCCAGAATTGTCCCGCTCTCCAAACCGTTTCGTTATTGTAAGGCGAAATATACCCTAACGGAAAGCGGTCGTGTTATTGTGACCGGTAATCGTGGAAGTTTCAAACGAACCAGACACAAAATCAAAGCATTCTATGAGAAAGTACAAGACGGAGAAATGTCCTATGAGGATTTGTGGACTTCTGTAAATGGAATGCTTGCGTATTTAGAGGGCTATCAAAATCATCAACGAGTGTTGAGATTGCGGCGGCTCTTTTATGCTATCTATGGCTTTTCAGCAGAAAACATAGAAAATTTCAGAGCAATGGAGAGATTAAAAGATGCAATACATTGTACATAGAAGATTGAAAGATACTGCTATTTGCGGCGGTGTGAATATTCCCGCAACAACTATTTGTGAAGAAATCTGCGGTGTTATTTATTACAACGGTCTTCCTGTTTGTTATACGACAAGTGAAAATGCTCACCAGTTTTTTGCAAGAAATGATGATGGGTGTGGCTTGCGTCGTGGCAAATTAACTCAGGCCATTCAAAAAACACTTTCTAAGCGCGATGGTAATTATCAGAGCCGGTGGGATAAGGTTTGGGCAGATCCCAAATGCCGTCAATACAAAAGAACAGAGTACGAAGATTATTGGCTTTGGAATCATGAGTTTTTCAATGCCGATATTGATGTTTTACTTTATATTGCAAATTTAGTCGGAGCAAAGGAGGACAAGTAAATGTATCGAATTATTAAGGTAGCCGATGGAGCGGAGGTTGGAATTACTGAGGCTGTCAATTATATCAAGATTGGCAGTAGCGGCAGTCTTACCACCGCAACAAAGAATGATGCCGTTGGTATCGCATTTGACAGCATTCCATATAACCTCGTTGGGCATGATGAAATTGAAGGTGCAGAAACCGTTGTTGTATCAGAAATTGATGGCGGGACTGCTGTATCCCATCAACAGTCTGCAATCAATGAAATGATTCAAACGATTTTGGAGGGATAACAATGAAAGAGAAGCTTAGAGAACTATACCAAAATGGGCAGGCTGGCATTACGCCGTGTATTAGTGCAAATGGCTTGCTTAAAGCAGTTGCAAATGGTTGGATCACGCTTGATGATGCTGTTGAGATTATTGGCAGTGAAGATACCTTACCAATTGTCCGTGCAGCAAAGTTGAAAGAGATTTCAATTGCTTGCAATGAAACGATTGTAAACGGTGTCGATCTTACTCTCGATGGCGAAACAGTACATTTTAATTTAAGCACGGAAGATCAAGCAAATATCGCTAACTTGTTCCGTGTCGTTGAGCTTGGCGGAACTGAGTTCCCATATCAGGCTGATGGTGGAGTTTGCCGTATTTATACAGCGTCGGAAATCGCAACGATTTACATTGCTGCGCAAACACTTATTACGACACAGACAACATATCACAATGAATTGAAAGCTTATGTGCAATCTTTGGATAGTGTTGAAGCTATTACATCAATTGCATATGGTATGACTTTGCCAGATCCGTATAATACCGAAATGAATGAGAAGCTTGCCGTTGCAAATGAACAAATGCAAGCAATTATCGCTCGTCTGAGCAGCGCGGCAAATGCGTAATCTGAAGATATTTTTCAAACTGGCAGCACTGTTTGTTATTGGCGGTGCTGCCTATGTTTTGATTGAACTGCTCTGGCGTGGTCATAGCCATATTTCCATGTTTATTCTTGGTGGTATGTGTTTTGTTTCTATCGGTTTAATCAATGAGTTGTTCCCGTTGGAGCTTGGTATTGCATGGCAGGCTTTAATCGGTGGCGTACTTGTAACTGTTCTTGAATTTATTACAGGCTTAATTGTGAATATTTGGCTTGGATTAAACGTCTGGGACTATTCAAAGTTACCGCTTAATTTGATGGGGCAAATCTGCTTGCCGTTTTTCTTTGCGTGGGTTGGATTGTCTGTCGTAGCTATTGTACTTGATGATTATTTTCGATATTGGTTTTTCGGAGAAGAGAAGCCACATTATACACTGGTTTAAGGGTGGCGATATAAATGAATGAAGAAAAAATCTGGAAATTCTTAAAGTCAAAAGGTTTTACTGATTTTGGCGTGGCCGGTCTTATGGGTAATCTATATGCCGAGTCTGGATTAAGCCCTATCAATCTTCAAAACTCATACGAGAAAAAGCTTAATTTTACAGATCAGAGCTATACACAAGCCGTTGACAATGGTAGCTATACAAACTTTGTTAAGGACGCTGCTGGTTATGGACTTGCCCAATGGACATATTGGAGTCGTAAGCAAAACCTGTTGAACTATGCACGAAGCATTGGAAAATCAATCGGTGATTTGGACATGCAGCTTGAATTTCTCTGTAAGGAGCTTTCCGGATATTTTGCTGTGTGGAAAACGCTGCAGTCTGCAACATCCGTTTTTGAAGCATCTAACGCTGTGCTATTACAGTATGAACGACCTGCTAACCAAAGCGAAGCCGTTCAAAACAAACGTGCAAGCTATGGACAAGCTTATTATGACGGGTTTGCACAGAGTACGACAAAGGAAGGAGTTGGTAGTTTGACTGCGATTGAAAGACTTATTGCGACAGCAAAGGCAGAAGAAGGCTATTTGGAAAAGGCAACGAATGCCCAGCTTGATAGCAAAACTGCAAATGCTGGTAGCAACAACTGGACAAAGTACGCCCGTGATTTGGATAACATCGGAAACATTTACAATGGCAAAAAGAATGGTTATGCTTGGTGCGATGTTTTTGTTGACTGGTGCTTTATCAAGACATTTGGTGTAGATCTTGCTATGAGGCTGTTGTGTCAGCCATATGGCGGTGCTGGAGCTGGATGTACCTATTCTGTTCAGTATTATAAGCAGAAAGACCAGTTCCATAAAAGCAATCCTCAGGCCGGCGATCAGATTTTCTTTACCAACGATGGCGGAAAAACATCTTATCACACCGGACTTGTTATTGCTGTTGGAAATGGTAAAGTCTATACGATTGAGGGAAATACATCGAGCGCTCCTGGCGTTGTTCCTAACGGTGGGTGTGTAAGAACAAAATCCTATAATCTTACCGCTACATATATTTGCGGGTACGGTAGACCAGATTGGTCGCTTGTTGGTGATAGTGTAGAACAGGAGGACGAAGATATGACCTTGGATAGATTCAAAGAGTTGATGAAAGAGTATCGTGCAGAGCTTCAGGACAACGATTGTGGTACTTGGAGCAAGGATGCTCGTGAGTGGGCAATCGCAAATGGTATCATTAGTGGTACTGGAAACAATGCAAATGGAGAGCCGAATTATGCTTGGGCGGATCAGCTTACGAGAGAGCAGGCCGCAGCGCTATTCTATCGTTTTGCAAAATTGATGGGTAAAGCGTAATGGCTGTTAAGCGTAAAGTGAAGCGTCGCAAGAAAAAGAGAGGTCTTATCCATCATCTTGTTTCGCTTGGCTTTAGCAATCGGCTTGCAATTTACATACTTTTGTTTTTGGCTGCTGGCTTGGCTGGCGGCTTTTATCTTGCCAACGAAAGCATTAGAACCGGATATACTGGCGCTTTGATGTGCTGGACGGTGGTGTTTACGCCGATTGGTACAGCTTGTAGCATTGTGCTAAGTAAAATCGTTCATAAAAGCGAAGCTGAAAATGTTGGTGGAAATGGAGACGGCATCAAATTTGCAATGGCAATGTCTGACGCAGTAAATGATGACGGATCGAGCTGGGAAAGTCCAGCTATTTAATTTGAGAAGATAACAGTAGTCTGCCGGCTACTGTTTTTTTTTATTCGTTAGGAGGATACGCAATATGGAATGGGTAAAGATTCTTGTTTCTGCTCTGGCCGGTTTAGCTGCCGCAATTCCTCTTGTAGTTGAGTTGGTAAAGTATGTTCAGAAAGCAATCAGAGAAAAGAACTGGTCTAAGGTGCTGGATATGGTAATGAACCTTATGCAGACCGCAGAGACTAAGTTTGAGACTGGCGCTGAGCGTAAGGAGTGGGTGCTTGCAATGGTAAAAGCATCTGCTGATACCATCGACTACGATATTGACATGGATGCAATTAGCGATCTGATTGATAGTCTGTGCAATATGAGCAAGGTCGTAAATGCCCCAAAAGCTTAATTAGGTTTGAGCAGATTGGAGGTACTTTATGACTGGACTCGAAGAGTTTCTAAAGACTTTCGGGAACATTACGGTTTCCAATGTGATTACCGTTGCTCTTGCAGCCGTTTTCCTTGGCATGACTTATAAGAAAATCAGAGATTATCTTATTAAGAAATATGAAGCCGAGAAAGAAAAGGACAAAGAGCTGAAAGAGGCGCTTGAAGCTGTGCGTAAGTACCCCGAATATCGTCAACAAAGCATTAGGATTCAAGAAAAGCTGGAAAACGAAATCCAAGAGCTGCGTAAGGCGCAGGATGAACACACCTGCCGTTTATTGCAGATGGAGGAAAATTCCCAGCGTAGAGAGCGTAATAAACTACGCGACAGACTGCTCCAGAACTATCGTTATTACACGAGTAAGGAGCATAACCCGCGCCAAGAGTGGACTCATATGGAGTCAGAAACATTCTGGGAATGTTTCGCAGATTATGAGAATATGAATGGCAACGGTTATATGCACAGTGTTGTGCAGCCAGAAATGAATTTGCTTGGTATTATCGAAATGGATGATGCAAGCGGAATTGCTGAGCTGATGCACAGCAGAAAGTGATTTTAGATCGGCAAGATCGCCCAGATTTGTTCTGGTGAAGTTTCTTCAAACGAGGAAACAAAAATTAAGGGTACAGATTTATTTCTGTACCCTATTTTTTACGCATTTGTTATTGTACTCAGGTTATGACACCATTTCGCGCTGGTATAATAAGCTCAATATAATAATTTGTAAGCTAAAGTGCGAGTTGTTTCAAATGGTATCTTTAACTAAGTGAATCCCCCCATTCACATACTTAAAGATATTGGTCTCTTAGTCGATCTTTCCTACAAACT